AGAGAGATGTGTGGGAATTGGACAAGTTTGAATTTCCTCTCCGCAGCAACCCGATAAAGAATGTAAAGACTATAAATTTTAAAGGAATTAGTCAAATAACAATCCGAAAAGAAGTTAAAACAGTAATTTTTATGCATTTGAAATATATGGCAATAGGAAGTATTATGGCTGAGGTGGTAGCGACTAAAAGATTTTGTAGATATCTGGAATTAAGGTATCCTAAGATTATATCATTACTAGATTTGACACGGGATATTATGGAAAGCTATTTGATCTATCTTCAGACAGAGGCAAAGGAAAGGAAAAATTATCGCTCTGATTTATATGGTCTACGAAGGGTAGTTGAAGATGTGGGAAATCATTATGATAGGCAGGATATCAAAAACCTATTTATAAGTACAGATTTTCCCAGCACGCCAAGATATCTATTTAAGTTTTATTCGGACGAAACCATAAAGAAGCTGAATGAAAACATTTTTCAGATGGATGAACAAATAGCGAGGGCGTTAATCCTTCATCAGCTGCTGGGAACACGAATTTCGGATACGCTTACACTAAAAACAGACTGTTTGAGTATAAGAGAAAATCGATATTTTATACGAATCGAGCAGGTAAAATCAATTACATTTGAAAAAGCAATTAGTGATACTGATAGTATTGCTATTCTCGAACGCTTCATATATCTTGTGTCAAAACCAATCAGAGTTGAGAATCCAAAGGTTGGAGACGAAGGTAGATAGCTTACAGCAATTCTACTCCTTTACGGGGGATGGCGGAGCGAAGCGACGCCTAGATAAAGAAGTATTAAGAATAGCCAATGCAAAGTTAATACTTTCAGAAGAGTATAAAAGTCAATATGAATCCTACAAGAAGTTATACGAACTAAAAATTAGAGATAGCTACTTGCAGGATTCTATTATATCTAAGCAACGTGAAGAAATAAAGAGGATAACAATACTAGGAAATCAAGTTATTGTTAATCTTAATAAGGAATATAATAAGTCTAAAAGGTATAAGAAGCAACGTAATGGATTCATAGCTAGTACAAGTGTGCTAGCTATTCTTGTTGCTATACTATTAAAATAACTAATTATAGGTATGGAACTTAGTGAATATCCCTTTTATCGATTCTATTATGAAGAAGATAAAGGAAAGAAATATAAACACGCAAGAGACTGTGGATATAAAGACCCATTCGACCATTTCTTAATAGGAGAAAGTGGAGGGTTCTTAATGAATATTGACCCACATAAGCGTTTTGTTAATACAGACCTTCTACGTCCTGCTGCTGTTACTTATGAAAAAGAAGGAGTTTATACTAAATTTGCAGTAGATAGTGTGCCTCATATAAACTTTCGTAAACAGGAAACTCTACGTAGACTTGTTGGTTTTAAAGCTCCTTGTCTTATGGATACTAGAACTGGTGAGATAGAAGATGTCTATATTACCGGTGAACATTATAATTTTATTAATTATGGTCGTATTCTTAAACTAGATACTAAGACACTTCGGGTAGAAGAAGGTAAAGTTACTGGTCGTAAGATAAGAGGATTTCCTAGATTTATAGATTGCCAGTGGTGGTACTTCTTAATCAAACAGTTTTGTCGGGAGAACGGTTTGTTCCTTATTAATGATAAGACAAGACGTGGTGGATTTAGTTATATGGAAGCTATTGGTTCTGCTAACTTTATTAATCTTACTCCTAATCGCGCTGTTATTCATGCAGCTAGTGATAATAAGTTCTTGGTTCAGTCAGGTGGTCTATCTGACTTTATGAAGAAGCAAATTATCTTCTATGAATCTAATACTCCTTTTGCTAGAGGTATAGCTAAAATTGATGCTAGTGATTTTATCTTAGGTTATAAAGACCCTAGTACAGCTATTATTGATGATAACAGTTGGAATAGTGCTTGTATATCTGTATCTACTAAGAATAATCCTTCTGCTGCTGTTGGTAAGGATGCCGGAGAAATCAAATGTGAAGAGATGTCAGAGTTTGAGAACTTTGATGATTTTATGGATGTAACTGAACCTACTCTAAAGACTGGCTCTGTTACTACTGGTTTTCTTAATGCTTGGGGTACTGCTGGTAAAGCTAACGCAGGTTGGGTAACATTTGAACAAAATTTCTATGACCCTAGAGGTAGAAACTTTATGGCATTTGAAAATGTATGGGATAAAGATAGTAGACCGGAAGTATGTGGTTACTTTAAACCTTATTGTTGGGGGCTTGAAGGTTATAAGATTGGCGATGATAATCAAATTGCTACTCTTACTTCTCTTGATGATGATGGTAATTCTGATATAGCTCTTGGTTTTCAGATAGCAGAAGAAGAACGTGCTGCTGAAAAAGCTAAGAGTAAATCATTTGCTAAGTTTATTAGTTATTGTGGACAATATGCTAATATGCCTAGTGAATCATTTAGTTCTGTGAGTGAGAATATATTTAGTAGTGAGATACTAGATGAATGGGAACAAGAATTAAAGATGTCTAATAAATATAACTTCTATATAGATGGTAAGTTTGTAGAATATGATTCAGATAATTTCGAGTTTATTCCTAATGAACGTATTGCTGCTACTGGTGGTGTATTTAAGAAGGATTATTTTGATTATATTAAGAATGTTCCTCGTCACTCTAACGAAGACCCCGAAGGTTGTATTCGTAAATGGTTTAATCCAATTAAAGTAGAATATATAGATAAAAAGACAGGTCAGCTAACTAAAGGTACTCCTCCGGGAATATATAGTATTAGTTATGACCCTGTTGGTATTGATAAAGATAAGAAGGAACTTACTAATAAACATTCACATAATAGTATTAAGGTTTGGATGAATCCTTGTATATATAATGGTTATCGTCCTAGATTGTGTGCTGTATATTATGGTCGTCCTGATGAACTAGAAAAAGCAGATAGAATCTGTTATTACTTTGCAATTACTTATAATTGTCTTGGTACAACTAATGTCGAGATTAATCGTGGTGAAACAGTTAGTAATTTTAAGAAGTGGAAAGCTATTAGATACTTAGGTTATCATCCAGTTCATTTATGGGATACTAATATTAATACTAAGAAGATTAATACTATTGGTTATGATATTAGTAGTGAAACAGTTAAACTCGATGGTCTCCGAATGTTAAAGGAAATGTTGTATTCCCCCATAGGGAAGTTCGAGGATGGTCGTGATATGCTTGTTCTTCATACTATATATGATTATCAGTCTATACTAGAGTTAAAGAAATGGTCTAATACTGGTAACTTTGACCGTGTATCTGAAATGATTGTTCGTGGTATTGAATGGGCTGCTAATGATAAGTTTGCTAAAAAGCAGCTTGAACATAGACAGAGAGTGCAAACAGAGAAAGAAAACTTTTGGAATCGTAAACGTTATTAATTATGAGTTGGTTAACAGAAAGCAACAGGTTAAAACATTTCCTCTACGCAATCCCATGTGGATTACTAGGAATAATGTTAGTAGTAGGCTTAGCCGTAGGCATGGAATTTAAAGATAAAATGTATGGCGGTAAGTTTGATTTCTTAGATATTTTAGCTACATTGCTTGGCGGAATGATAGGATTCGTATTAATGCTAGTTATAGTAATAAGTACGGGTGCTATTGATTGGTACATTAATATACTTATTAAACTAAGCGAATTATTATGATTGATGCTAAGCTAAATGCTCGACTTGGGGACATGCCTAAACAGCGTGTCCCTAATTCTGAAAAGGATGAATACTGGGCTGGTAGAACAATAGATTATTGTATTGCTGCCGGACTAGCGTGTAATGATAGAACTAAAACAGAACAACTTCTTGAAATACTTCATGGAGAAATGCCTGACGAGTTCTATCGTAAAACACTTAATCCTTATAATGCTACGAAGGAGAACTTTAAAAGGTTTCCTGCTACTCTAAGGAATCTTGATATTATTAATGATGTAGTTCGTCGTTATTTATCAGAATACGTTAAATCTCAACATGAATTTATTGTTGGTGCTAATAATCCTGAAATCATTATGGCTCGTGATGCTGCTATTAGAGAAGATATAGTCAAGCGAGCTATGTTAGCATTTCAACAAGAACTTCAAAGAAGAATACAGCAACAACAAGCTGAAAATGCTCAACTAGAAGCTCAAGGACAACCAACACAAGAAGTTGACCCTGAACAATTAGCAGCTGATGCAGAAGAGTTTGAAAAGAACTTTATTGATAATTATATAGATGAAATAAGTGCACAAGCTCAACAACTATTAGAAGTTATTGATGATGTTCTTAATAACGAGACAATAATTCCAGTTGAATACTTTAACTATATCGTTACAGGGGAAGTTTATAGTTTTCATACTGTTCGTGGTAAAAAACTAGTTAAAGAGTGGGTTCCAACTACTGATATGTTTCCTGTTCCTAATGGAGAACAAATGGTATCTAAATATGATATTGTAGCTCGTAGAATGTTAATGAGTTACAATCAAGTAATAGACCAATTCTCCGATGAATTATCAGATGAAGAACTAGAATTTATAACTAAGTATTATAATCCTAGTACAGTTGGTGCTACTCGTACACTTAGTCTTAATGCTTATACTTATTATTTCCCTGAAAAGTGTAAGAGCTATGAGAACGATAATGGAGAGATATTTCCTTCTGATGGTTATGATTTAAGATTAAAGAACGGAGAACTACTTGAAGTATGGCATGTTAATTGGAGAGGTTATACACAAGTTAAGATACTAAAATATATTAATGAGGTAGGATTAGTTGATGAAATGATTGTTCCTGATGATTTTGAATTTAATCCTGAACTTGGACATATTGAGATAACTTCTGTATATAAACCACAAGTTTATGAAGGTTATCGTATAGGTGGTCAACGTTTTGGTATATATCCCGGTGGTGCTAAACCTATTCCTTTCCAATTGGATGATGATGTTAGATTACAATATTGTGGACTTCAAGAAGTACTTCCTCAAATGGGAAGATTCTCTATTGTAGAAATACTTACTCCATTCCAAATACTAATTAATATCTTCTCTTATCATAGAGAGATGATGATAGCTAAGAACAAGATGTTTATTCTTGTTGCAGCTAAATCTTTATTTGGAGAAGATGCAGAAGAAGCTATTTATAATATAGCGGCAGAAGGTATATTCCCGTATGATGATGCAGAAGATATTAATAGTACTAAAGCACAATCTATTAAAATGCTTGATGCCAATATCTCTGGTTATATTACTGAAATATCTAATCTTATTGAATCTATTAAAGCTAGTGCTCGTGAAATGGTAGATATGACACCACAACGTTACGGACAGATAGCTACTAGTGCTGGTAAAGGTACAACAGAAGAAGCTATTATTCGTGGTTCAATGGGTACAGTTATTATTAACTATATGTTCGATAAGTTCCGTGAGGACGAATATCTAATAGATTTAAATAATTCCAAGTTAGCTTGGATAGATGGATTAGATACTTCTTACTATGATAAGTCAGATAGAAAGCAATATGTCTCTCTTAATGTAAATAATCATACTCTCGGACAATACGTAATCAAAGCTAAAAACTCTGATAGAGAAACAGAGAAGTTTGAACAACTTAAAGAGTGGGCTTTCAACGCTAGTCAAAATGGAGATTTAATGTCTGCTGTTGCTGCTATTACTTCCGGTAATATATCCAGTCTTAAACTAGCTATTAATCGTTATCAAGAGATTCGTCAGAAGAATGAAGAATCGCTTAGACAATTAGACCAACAATTAGAAGAAGCTAAGAATAAAGCTGTTCTTGAACAGATAGCTGCTAAGGGGGAACAAGATGCTAGGCTAGCAGAAATCAAAGGTTATTATGATTTACTTGCTAAAGGAATGGATACAGAAGCTGCTATGGCTGCTTTAGCTAATCAACCTGCACAAGTTGCTCCACAAGATAATTCTGCCGAACTATCATTGAAACAAGCTGAACTAAATGAAAAGAAACGAGCTAAGGATTTAGATATGATTAACTCTGCATTAGATAGAGATAATGAACTAAAGATAGCTAAAGAGAATAAGAATAAATATGATAGTCCTAAGTCTAAATCTAGTTCTACTAAGAAGTGAACACTAAGTTATAATTAGCTATATACCATTCTCTATGATTCAGACGTGCCCTACGGAACTTTCCGTAGGGTTTTTCGTATCCATAAAATCGACGTAGATAGCGTTTCCTTTGCCTCTGTTGCATTTACCCTATCGAATGGATGAACTGTAAAGGAAAGCATTAAAATGCCGTGACGGGTCTTAAAATGGCTCATTCTTTTGCCCTGTATCGAACGCAAAGTTTCTGCTGATAAGATTAACTCTAGTAATACTTAAATACAAATACGGGCAATTCTAAACCTAATAATAAGGGTATTCAGACTAGTAAGAGTTTGCTTTCTCATATTATTAGATTACATTTGAGTGAAAGTAATAATCAAAACATATTTATTATGGGAACTTTTAGTAGTAATAACGATTTAGATTTAAGTACTGGTAGTATTGATACTGGCGATACTGCTAATACTGGAGGTCAAGGTACTGGCTCTGATGCTAACGGCAATCCTGCCGGACAGGGACAACAAGGTGCTGGACAAGAAGGACAACAAGGACAAGGTGGAAGTGCTGATACTAGTACTGTTGATAATGGAGGTGAAAACCAACAGAGACAACAGGGACAAGGAGAAGGACAGCAAGGAAGCTCCTCTACGGGAGAAGAAGTGGTATTATCAGAAGGTGATACTGTAAACGTTGATGGTGTAGATTATACTATTGATGCTAACGGCAATGCTCTTGCTGCTGATGGAACTATGTTTCGTACTGCTGCTGAACTTGCTGAACTTATATCTCAAAATGGTTCTGAACCAAGTGTTCTTGAACAATTACAAACTCGTTTCGGTTCTGACTTTAAAGATGAGAATGGTAATCCTATTGTATTCGATAATAATACAGAAGGTATTGCTGCTTATGTTGATACAGTAATTCAGAATAGAATTGCAGAAGCTCAAACTGCTGCTCTTAATAATCTGTTTGAAACTTATCCGCAAGTAGAACAAGTTATTAATCATCTTAAACTTAACGGTACTCTTGACGACTTCGTAGAAATTCCTGATAGAAGTCAGATTACTGTTAGTAAAGATAACGAAGAACAACAAGCTACTTTCATTCGTGAAGAATGGAAACTTAGTGGTAAAAAAGGAGATGTAAATAAATTCATTGACTATTGTAAGAACGCCGGTATTCTTTATGATACTGCTGTTGAATCTAAAGAAGCTGTTGATAGCATTTATGAATCTCGACTTGCTGAACAGAAAGCACAAGTAGAAGCTAAAGAAGCTGCTGCTGCTGCCGAAGAGAAAGCATATTGGGATAATGTAGAAAAGACTATTAGTAAAGGCGAACTATTAGGTTATAGTATTCCTGAACAAATTCAGTGTAACAAAGACGGAAAGAAAGTAATGCTTAGTCGCAAAGACTTCTTGAAGTATGTGTCTACTCCTGTTGACAATGAAGGTAATACAGCCTATATGTTAGACGAAGCTAAAGTTGATTCTAATGCTCGTATGCAGGATGATTTACTTAAAGCATTTCTTAGGTTTACTGGTGGCGATTATGCTAGTCTTGTCGGTATGGCTGTTAATAAGCAGAAAGTTCTATCTATTAGAACTACCGCAGCACAAACTACTGGTAAAAGGACTGTTATTATCAATAGTAAAGGTAATAATTCTAAGACAGTTGATAATGACCAACTAGTCTTGAACTAACTAAATTAAAACAAATATGTACAGATTAAGAGAAGTCGAAAGAGGTAGATATGATGATAGAGGTTACTCTAATGAGCAATCTCTTGCTGCCTTAATGATTCAAAAACCGGAAGAGATTAACAACTTCCTGACTTACACTTATGGTATGGAAGATGACCGATTCCCGCTAACTTTCCTTACAGAAGGACAAGGTGCTGCTGGTGTTCGTGATATTACTACTGTTGAGTGGACTTGGAAGACAATGGGTCGTCAGAGATTCAATGATTATATTGTTTGGTCTGACAGTAGTGATACTACTCCTGGTATTGGTGGTAAACCTATTAAGGTTGAGTTTGCTACTGGTCTTATTATCGAACAGTACGGTTTACTTGCTCCTGATGGTAAGACTGCTGTTCGTGTAATGCGAGACCATGGTGCTGGTAGTCATGGTGGACATCTGTATTCTTTGCAGCTAAAGAATCCTGATAAAAGTGCTTATGTTGACACTGCTAATCTTGAAAAAGGTAAGTATTGGTGTATGTTAGCTCCGTCTATTCCTGAATCTTATTCTAAGGGTAACAAGACTAATGTAATGGGACCTGGTGTTATGAAATCCCAGCTAGGATTCAAGCGTTATAGCAAGGAAATTGCAGGTAACATTAGTAATGTTATTGTTAGCTATGCTTTCAAGACTAAAGGTGGTGGTACTGACACTCGTTGGATTAACGAAGAAATGCGTCAGTTCGATGTTCAGATGCGTATCTCTAATGAGATTGACTTGTGGACATCTCGTTACAATCGTACTGTTAATGGTACTATTGATATGAAGGATTGGGATAACGACCAACCAATTCCTGAAACTGCTGGTATGTTTGAAATCCTCGAAGAATCTAACTACGATACTTATGGTGAATACTTGCCTCTTAGCAAGCTAAAAAGAACTATTGGTGATGTAGTTGATAAGGATACTGATACTGGTTCTATGGAGATTACTCTATATGCAGGTAAAGGCGGTATCGAAGATTTCGATAAGGCTATCCGTGAAGATGTTAAGTCCGAAGGATTTATTACTCCTCTTGGAGAGAAAATGATTGGTGAAGAAGGTGGTGGTCTTACTTATGGTAAATACTTCCGTAAATATAAAACTATTGACGGACATACTGTTACTTGTATTCATCTTCCTTTCTTGGATAAATCTCCTATTGCTGAAACAGCAAAAGCTAATGGACTTATTCATCCTCGTACTGGTTTGCCTATGACATCTCACAAACTGATGTTCATTGACAACTCTGTATATAACGGAAATCGTAATGTTCGTATGGTACGTATGAAAGGTCAGTCTTACCTTGTTGGTGTATTGAAAGGTCTTACTCCTATTCCACCGTCTTGGGGTTCTGTTCCTAGCAATTCTATATCTACGGATATTGATAAGTCTCAATATGAAGTTAAAATGTCTCGTGGTCTGCAAGTAGATAGACAAGAGAAGATGTTCATGTTGGAGTGCGTACTCTAAGTTAAACAATTAAAATTGAAATTATAATGGAAGGACAAGCACCAAAAGCCGGAACATTCGGCAGTAGTCTAAATAATCCAACTAATAGTCCTAGTGCTACTACACAGGCTAAAGCTCCGGAAACTCCTAGAGAAACCTATGAACAACTTCTTAAAAAAGAAGATGGTTTAGATAGAGACTTCTTAGAAGAAAGATATATTACAATAGCTCTTGCTACTGATATTACTATTAATTCTGTTTATCGTCAAGTTAATGCTAGATATATCGTTGACCGTCACGATAGCATTGGTGGTAGTATTAATTCAGCTAGAATCTTAACTAGCAACTATAAAGAAATGGAAGCGTACATGCCTTCTCTTGTTGGTTGCTCTGTTAATTCACAGGAATATATTACTCGTGTTCAACGTTGGTTCAATAGCATATCTATTCCTGTTGATGGTGAAGGAAAGAAACTTAATTGTTCTTTCCAATGGAATAAGAAAAGAGATTATCTGAACTATAAGATAGATGAAACAGAGATTATCGAAGAATATGATAATGCTGAAAAGTCTAATCCTAAACAGTTGAAAGATGCTATTGCTAAATATGTAACTAAGATTAATGCTCTTGAAGCAACTCGTTATCAATACGGACATCCTATTAAAGTAGATGATTACTTAGCATATCGTCATTGTTTACTTTATCCTATTGTCGCTAAAGACGTAGCTATTATTAGCTTCGACCCTCGTGTTAAATTCTATATTAAAGATGAACAACGAGAAAACAATCGTCTTAAACGTAATCGTATTCAAGCTAACAAAGCAAGACGTAATTATCTTGATGCTATTGATAACGATGCTAAGTTCAAAGCTATTTTCGTATGTTATTCTGCTAGTAACAAACAAGATGTATTATCTAACTTGTTACTTGATAGAACTATTCAAGAAAAGATGCTTGACGACTTTGCAATTAAAGAGCCGGAGAAATTCAACAAACTGTTTAACAATTCACAAATTGAGCTTCAAGCGTTCATTGAAGAAGCTATTGCCAAAGGTGAGCTAGTTCGTTCTGATGTTAATCAAACTGTTCTTACTCCCGAAGGTGGATTTATCGGAGCTAATATGAAAGAAGCATTAGCTTATTTCAGTAATCCCGAAAATGCTGATTACAAAAGAGCACTTGAAACTAAACTAAAATTATAATAACTATTTATTATGAAAGTAGCAGAGATACATAACGAGTTCATGCTTCTAGCTCAACAAATGGGCATGAAAACTGTGCGAGCAATACTTCCCGAACAGGTAGACGAAATAATCAATTTAGAGACTATCGAATATGTGAAAGATGTTTTCTCTCGTAAAGGTAATCGTGAACTCGATGGTATCTCTGATAACGTTATAAGATTAACAGAACTTAGTCCTCTTCATACTAGTATTAAACTAGAAGCTGAACAAGGAGATATAATGTTTGGTACAGGTTATAAGATAGAATTAAATAACTATGCTACACCGATGTTCTATACATCAGTCTACTCCTTTAAGGGGGATAAGTCTTATCGTTGCAGATTGATTGACTTAGACTTAGTTAGTGAAACAATGAATGATTATCATTCAAAATCTATTGTTATAAGTCCTATATGTTATAAGACTGAATCAAATATTGAAGTTATAGCAACGTTCGAAATAGATAAGTTTCTAGTTAATTATATTAAATATCCTACTCCTATTAGTAGTGTAACTAATACTACGAATGAACTATCAGATGTTGCTATGCACGAAGTTATTAAGAGAGCTGTTAATACCTTTAACGCTATCTCTAATAATAATAGTTATGAGAAAGTTTCAAACGAATTATCTAAATTAGAATAAAATGGAAAGACTGTTATTTGCAGGTAATGTTGCATTAGCTACTACTCCCGCCACTCTAGCTGCTGTTAATGCAGCAGGTATTACAGAGGGTGCTGTTGCTCTTTACGACAATGAAGGTGCAATCATCTCGAAAGCTCTTACTAAGAACATTCCGATGTTTACCTTGTTTGTTGGTGGTGGAGCATTTGCTAATAAGAGCAAGTATACCAATATTGTATCTGATATTGATACTAGACGTTTCTCTTATGTTAAGAGTGTCTATGTTGCCGGAATTAAATTCAGTGCGGAAGTTACTGTTCCTACCCCCGTAATAGGAAAGGACTATACGTTAACTATGGCTAAAGCTCATACTGTTCTTAACGAACGTTATAAGTGGTCGGCTAGTGAGCGTGCTCGTGAAGGTGACACTGCCGCTATTATTGCTAAGAAATTAGGCGACCAACTTAAATCTCTTGGTAAGAATGAAGGATTTACTGCTACTGTTGCTGCTGCTAAGATTACTGTAACTGGTATTGATTATGAAGCATGGAACTTGATTGCAGGTGATTCAATGTTCGGAGCTACTATTATTACTACCAAGGCTATGAAACCAATTAATGATGATGCTGCTCTTAAAGAGTTACAGATTCGTTGTATTGGCGCAGAAGGTATTAACTCTACTAGTAACGATGCTCGTAAGTTATATACTCTTCCAGAGTTCTCTAATGCTGGTGGTTGGACAGTATTTACGCTAACTTTCTATCCTTATCGTGACCTTCGTAGTGGTAGTACCGAAAATGTTAAAACTATTATTCATCTTGCTATTCCGACAGGAGCTGCTCAAATAGCTACTCTTGAAACAATATTTGCATCTGTTAATACTCCGGCAGCAGCAGCAGCAGCAGGAGCTTAAAGAAGATATTGTAAATATAACTCGTAATAGTTTAATAAAGGGGTTGCTATTAATGTTAAAATTAGTAGTAATTCCTTTAATCATAAATAGGGATGAAGGAAATTATCGAATCTGCTCTTAATCAAGGCTTGAGTTCCTTGATGACTATTTCTATTTTCCTACTACTATATAAGTGGTTGGACAATAAGAAAAAGACTGAAAGCGAAAAGTTTGTTAGTTCTATTAGCAATACTCTTGATGAAGTATCTAAGTCATTATTACAAGTCTCAACCTTTATTACTGATATTACAAAGAATATCATAGATAAAGATAAAGACAAATGTAAGACTGCAATAGACAATGCTATGTTTGCTTCCGCAATGAGATTAACAATATTCGTTACTAATACTGTTATTAACAACCACGTTCAAACTAACAAAGATAATATACTGGCTAATATCCATAATATAGTTAATGCTGAATTTTATACTGTATTCTCTAGCTTAGCTTTATATAAGATTAATGGAATAAAAGCTAGTGATAATATGAAAAAGGATTGGATGCCGTCAGTGGAGAAGTCTATAATAGAGATAATATTTAATGACAATCTTAGTAAAGAAGATAAAATATCTAGTTTTAATAATAAAATAAACTTGAAGTTTCAGTCTTACATAACTTATATAACAAATAATACATTAAAGTAATGGACATAAACTTCGATAATGTAAATAGCAAATTGGTTGATAGAGGTGTACAAGTTGTACACCTCTCTACCATTGGATTCGTTCTTACTAATGAAGATATATGTAGATATAATGCTATGACTATTCTTAGTCACATGCAGAATGTAGAATCTAAACTTAGTGAGAAACAACAACAAAATCTAATTGCAATGTATAACGAATTAATAGTAATGCAATGAGAAAGAACGAAAATGGAATGTATACTTACTTGGATGTTCCTAGTAAGTATAATTGTGTTTATAAAAGATTGCTTATTAAGTTAAGTGACTTAGGAGTAGACATGATTAAAGATTGTACTTCTACTTGTAAAGGTATCAATCGTCAAGTCATTAATTGTTGGAATATGTTTCAATCTGCTTGTGCCGCCTATACATTAGGTTATTGGAAACAGGCAGATTTACTCATTAATTATATTAATGTTTCTTTAGCTTTGAACTGTACTGAATATACTACTGATGAGAAACCTGTATTTATGACATTTGAACTTAATATTCCTATGTCAATTACTGGTGCTCAACAGATAAAATATAATGAAGCTACATTTGTTATCGCTAATAAAGAATATGTAACTAAAGATACTCTTACTATATATCAAGTTATTAACGAAAGAGAAAATATTATAGCTTCAGGATTATCTATTGATAGTCCGGCTAAGTTTAATGAATTAACACTTAATGCTCAAGTAGGACAAGTTTATATATTTAGAGCTAGTGTAGAAGGAGAAGACGGTGAAACATATTATTCTAATGACTTTATTGTCGAATGTAAGTCTATTCCTAAAATGAATGTTATGTATTATGGACATACTGATATTGCACCGCAGACATTTCAAAATATGTCTGTTAGTGATATTATGGCACTAGAAGGTAATACTCCTAGAACTATTACAGGAGATAAGAATAATACATTTACTATTCATCAAGAAAAGAAGATTCATTATCTTCTTATACCTGATACACTTATGACGCTTGTTAAAGCTGAATATGGTACTGCTCTTGTTACTACTCTTTGGGACGGTTCAGACGGTGCTTATAAGACTAACAATCCTGGTGGTATTGTTGACGATATACATTATAAAGTATTCTTCTTATATTCTCCTTCTGTATTTGATGATACTATTCGTATAACCTGTAAAAACAAGTAATATGAGAAAAGGAATAAGTATAGGTCAACCTATTATTAATAACAGTGTAGATGATAACTATAATCCTCTACCTGATATTGATGCTAAGTACGGACCTTATAGCAGTGTTAAAGAAGCTCTTGAAACTCTTACTCCTGAATTACGTAGTGTTGGACTTACTATTGGTATTAAACAGAATAATAGTATTAATGAATATTGGTTTAATGGTGGTATTGATGACGAACATTTGGTTATTAAACAAGCCGGTGGTGGAGATAAACCTATACAAACAGTTTATATTCAAGATATTCCGCCAGCTAATATTAATGCTCTTTGGGTAGATACTTCTGGTCTTGGAACAGCTCTTGAAGAGGATGAGAAATTAGCTTCAATAATTCAAGCCATTCAAGTTATACAAAACTACCTTGATACTATTGTACATCAGAGAGACTTAATTATAAATCCTGGTCATGTTAGTAATACCTTTACAAAGTCGGTTCTAAAAGAATACGAACCTATTGACCCAAATACTGGACAGTTAGCTATTCGTGTTGCAGCTGTTGGTGAAAGTCTCGAACCTGAAACAGACCAATATGAACCTAATACTAAAGCTGTTCGTGGTCATTATGGAACACTTAAAGAAATTCAAGATAATTTTAATGACTTCGTAGATTACGAACTTCTTATTGCTACTGATGTAAAACGTCTGTATACTAAGATTAATGGAGAACCTGTTAATCTTACTGGTAGTAGTTCAGGAGGTGGAGGTAGTATAGATTATGATGCTTTAGACAAATTAGATACTATTGGATTTGTTGCACCGAACGGACAAATATATCGAGTTAAGGTAAATAACAATGGACAATTAATAGTATATAAGAAAGAACTAGATACAGCTCAAGCTGAACCTACTGGTGGACAAGAAGACCCTGAAACTGGTTGGATATATGTAACTACGTTATATTTACAAAAGCTATATATCAATTCATTATATTGTGGTGGTATTACAAGTGATGAATATAGTTATAATCCGTGCTCTCATAACTTCGTTGAACTTAGTAATCTTACAGGTAAAGATATATCTCTAAAGGGATTATCATTACAGTATGGTACAGAAGGGGGAGATTGGGAAACACTTCCTTTATGGGGGAATATCAAAGCTGGTTCGACATTCCTAATTAGAGGTGCTCAATGTTCAGTAATGAATATTAATACTACTCGTATTAAAGTTGAGAACTATGATATGGAATGGATAGCTAGTGACGGTAATCCTATTAAGTTTGATAATAAAAAAGCTAAGTTCTTCTTGACTTGGGGAACAGAACCTAGTTCAGTTGCAAATCCTTATAATAACGCGACTTCCCCCATAAAGGTATCTAAAGGTTATATTGATTTAGTTGGACTACAAATACCTAATGCTGGTGATGCTGATAAAGTTGATGCTTCTGAAAATACTGCTTATGGTTATCTTAGTAGTAAGTATTTGTTTACTAAGTATTATACTATGGATAATGTTAAGCAAGCTACTAAAGCTCTTAGTGCTAGAAATAATGCTAATGATATGTACTTTGTTAACCTAGAAGCTGATGTTATTCCTAGAGTAGAATCTTATACTCCTAGAGCTAGTTTTGAGAATAAGAATATATTCTTTAATAAGACTTTATTAGATAGTACCAAACCTAATAAAGTCACTATGACTTTAGGACGCAAGGCTTGTTATACTATTAATGAAAGTAATGAGCCTAATGATGATGCTAGTAGATGTTTTAATTGGGTTTCCGTAGGTTACTATGATGAATACTTATGGTATCGTGCATACCGTAGTGATAATAGTTATACTGAATGGACTAAAGTGGAATCGTTTAAGAATGAAACTGGTGTTCGTAAATACTATAATCGTATTAGAGCTATAACTACTGACGGTACTCCGTTTACTACTCATAAGGTAATACTTACTCATCTAGGAGAACAATATGATACTCATACAAGAGACAAGAATGTCTATTATGAATATTACGTAGGTAGAGACGAAACTTATAGGAGCGATGTTCGCAGGTTTGTAGTTATGAGTGAAAATATGGAAAATGATGCTCTTAACTTTGTTCAGACTTCCGACCAACAAGGTTTTAATTGGGATGAATATAATGTGTGGAGAATAGCCGCTGACCAAATAAAGAAGGACTTTAATAGATATGAAACTAGTAACATATCTATGTGCTACTTTATGATTAATACTGGTGATATGACACAGAATGGTAATCGTATTAATGAATGGTTAGATTACGAAGCTGGTAGAGCATCTTTATATGATATTGCAGAAATGGTTGCTGTTGGTAACAATGACCTTACTCCTGCTAATGTCTATGTTCTTGGTGACGGTGGAGATGATTCTAAAATCAATGCTACTAACATTCGTTTTTTCTATTGTTATGAAATGGATGAAGAAAATCCTCCTGTATTTACTGTTGAAGGAAAGGAAATATTCGTTGAATCATTATACTCATTCGATGTTGGTCATACTCATTTCTTATGTGTTAATAGTGAGATAAGTTCTAATACTGAACGAAGTGTTTATGGACTTTCTACTACCGGAGTAATGTATGACTTAATAAAACAATGGTGTGAAAGAGATGATGCAAAAGCTATTAATGCTAAAGCTAAGATAGCTTATTGTCATGAAATGCCTTTTACTATTATTACTCAAAATCTTATTAATTCATTCTATTGGGACGGTAAAGAAGATACTAGCGTAGAACGAAGCGGTAGTCGTTTGAACTTTAATACCACTAAAGCTAATGCATATTGGTTCTCAAAGTTCTTACAGACCCATAATTACCGTTTATGTCTTGGCGGACACAAACATACGTACAGTTGCAGCTATCCCATTTTAGAGAACGAAAACAGCTCTATGAAGCCTATCATACAGGTCACTGCGGACGTTCTAAAGAAAGATTTTAATTCAGATGAATTATATACCGAAACAGCCGAAGGAGCTTTACAAGGGCAATCTTTCCCTAAATCTTGGGAGAATAATGCGAACTTTGATATGCTTAAACATTTGTGCACGTTTCAACTGGTCGAGGAAATTACAGCTCCTATATATTTAATGTGTCAAGCTACGGGATATAAACATACTAGTAATAAAGAATTACCTAGTCCTAATATTCCGTGGTTAAGGTATTTCTTTCCAGCTAGTATCACTATTAATAGTAAGACAGATGTTACAGCTAAAGTAAATGCAGGTCAACGTTATCCTTTTTATATTAAGTATTTCCTTAATAAAGGTGAGGTTGATGATTCTACTTATTATTATCAAGCAACGATTACTGTCAAAAAGTTATCTAATGTATTTAATAATTCAGGTAAATACAATGTTAACATAGAAGGTCTTAATCCTAATTACAGTGTTGTTGGTGGTAATGGTGAAACTAATAATGGTAATGATATTATAAATATTAAATTTCCAAATTATAATATTGAATAATTATGGCAGATGATATTAAAAGATATAATCCTGATACTAGAACTTGGGATATATCATCTTCAGGTAAAGCTACTGGAATTGTGGTCGATGACCCTCGTCTTATTGACCCTGACCTTGCAGAAGAAGGTAAGACTACGGAAAGTCTTAATGATGTTCTTGTTCGCCACGATGAAGCATTGAAGAAACATGGTGGTTATATTGCTTGGCTTGCCGAACATGGTGGTGGTGGAAGTGGCGGTGGTGGAGGAGCTACCGGAGATAAAATAACACTTACTAATGGTAATATAGTAAAAGAAGGTAATACTAATTATCTTTATTCTACTGTAACTACTAATATTAAACTAGAATATCTTATTACTTCTTCTAAGAATAATAAGCGATATTTTATTACTGTTACTCTTGACGGTAATAAAATTATCGAAGGTAAAGAAGCATGGACTAATACTCCTGGAACTCTTAATATTCCGCAGTTAGATAGATTCTCTTCTAATAGTAATCACTCTGTTGTAATTACAGCCAATGATACAGACGGATTTTCTGCTGAATCATATCTATTAAATATAGTAGAAGCAAGTATTAAACTCGTTAGTTCTGTATCAGGAAATACTGCAACTGTTGGTATTGATTACTTCTTTACTTATAGTATTACTAGTAAGATTATTGGTTCAGATGTTAATCTTGTAGTCACTAATGTAACTAATGGTGCTAATAAAACTATTGAATTAGGTAAAACTACTTCTACTGCTCCTAGACAAGTTAATGTTAACTTATGGGATTTAGGAAGTATTATTGCTGGTAGTTCTTATACCATACAGGCACAAGCATTTACTTCAATGAATGAACAAACTGTTCAATCAGATAAGGTAACAGATCGTGTAGTAGTAGAAGACGGTGTAAATCTAGTAGTACTTGTAGAAGGTATTACTAGTAAGGCAGAAGTAGATTCAGGAGTTGAAAGAACTAAGTTCTCTCAAAGCGGTAATATATCATTTGCATTCGTTCCGTATCTTGCAGGAATAAGTCTTATCTATTATGCTGTTAGAATAGAACATAATGGTATTGTTAAAGATATAGGTTACTTTGATGAAGGAAACTATAATAATAACCAATATGTGCAGCGTGGTAAACAACAAGTATTTAGTTATGCTATTCCAACTGAAGGAGAAGTATTAGGTAATTGGAATATAACTCTTCGTTGTTGGTCTGAAAAAGGTGACCCTATTACTGATACTGTTTTAGCTTGTGAAGTTGTATCTAGTTCTCAAGCACTTATTGCTGACCAAAATCCTAATAATAGTAGATACGCTAGTTGGCATATTCGTCAAGAAAGTTTTCCACAAGTGTCTACTACTAAAGTTTGGACAAGTAATGAACCTTCGTTTACAGTTCCTGGTGCTATTGAACCTAGTGGTGCTACAACTGAACTAAATGTATATAATACTAATGGTGTTCTTTCAGGTTTTTTAACAAAGAACGGACAATCAACGTTACGTATATCAGGAGAGGCTTATGGAGTAATTGACGTACAACCATTTAAAGATGATACTACTACTCTTAATAACTGGTCAAAACAAGGCTTTGGTATATCGTGTACATTCAAGTCAGATAGACATCCTTTCTCAAATAGAACAGTATTCTTTATAGGGGATTACAATACAGATGAGCAATTCTCGGAAGGTATTAAAATAGGTCTTGAAGATATTACTTGGTCTTATACTGACGGTAATATTAAAGAGACTATGAGTTGTAAGATACAACAAGATGTTATTAATACTGTTGATTTTATAGTTAATAAGAATCCAGGAAAGATGGTTGTTGCTATCTTTATTAATGGTATTCTTAGTACAGCTCGTGAAATAAAGAATGACTTTACTTGGAGAACTAGTTCAAAGATATATCTAGGTTGCGATATTAGTAATGCTGGACAAATTCAGAATTTTGCTGATGTTAACTTCTATGATATTAAGTTGTTCCGTGTTCCTGCGAATGATAAACAGATTGTTATCAATGCAATGAACTCAAAAGCTAGAGCAACTCTATTAGCTGACGGTAGTGTAGATTTTACAGAATACAACAGAATGAAGTTAAGAAACTTCTTTTCTACTTCTGATTCTGAACCAAACTCAACACTTTGGGATGATATTAATCAGACTTATGCTAATGTTAACTTTAATAGTCTTATTTCTGATACTACTAAAGTACTTCCAGTAGATATTATGTTGATTAATTGTGCTAATACTGGTTTTACTCGTGCTGTATTTGAGGAAATAGGTGGACAGAATAATAACTGGTATACTGGTTGTACTATGAGTTACTTTAGTCCAACTTCTGGTAAATCAAGTTCTGAATATACTACTGATGTTGCTGTCTCTAAACAAGGTACGTCTACTATGAATAACCTTATTAAGAACTTAGAAATAAGATTTGATAAGATGCTGAAAGCCGATGACGGAAGTAATCTTGATTATGAGTTATTCCAACCTAAAGAGACTTGGTTTCCTGAAAGACAGTTTACTCTTAAAGCTGACGTTGTGGACAGTGCTCATGCTAATAATGCTTCTATTGGTAAATGGATTAATGATAACTCGGATTTCTTATTCGAGAAAACTCCACCTATGGAAGAGTTAGAAGCTCACCGTCCAGTAGATACTCGTGATAGAACTGTTAAAGATAAAGTAACTATTAAACAGACACTTGAAGGTTTTCCTATTATTCTTCTTATTCAGTTTGATGGTGAGGAAACTCAAACTATGCTTGGTATATATAGTTTTAACTTAGGTCGTGGAGCTTATTATAATATGGGTTTCCGGTTTATGAAAGACTTTACTACTAAGATAAAGAACACGGCTGGAGAATATGTAGATAATAAGTTACCTGCTTTTGTTACTTCTTATCATACTTATGCTCAAGATGAAATGTTTGGAAACATAGACCAACGTAAGGTTTATTCTTATGAGTTCGGTGAAAATGCAAATATAATTGTAGACGGTGATAGGACATTACCGTTAGCTTTGTTTATGCAAGATGACTTATCTATTATAAAGCATGTAGGTGAGTTTAAATATAACGGTGGTAACTGGTTAGAACCAACTGCTCCTGTTACTGATGATAATGTTTGGAGAGCACTACAAGAACTATTTAGTATCTTTGCTCAAATGACTACTTCGACAGTTAAGAAGTATATTTGGAATGAATCAGTAGGAGGATATGAAGAAACCGAAGGTGAATATCCTGCACAATCTAGTTGGTCTACTCTTGCTGCTGAACTTGATACTAAGTTCTCAATAAGAAATGCTTTTTCTTATTTATTAGTATGTGTAAAATACGGACTTGTCGATTCTCTTGGTAAGAATATGACTATTGTATGTTATGATATTAATGGAAGTAAGAAATGGTTTATTAGATTCTATGATATGGATACGGCTAATGGACTTGATAATGTTGCTCTTGAATCTGTTGCTAAAACTGCTTGGTTGGATAAATTTAGTAACAATGATAAGAATGATGTTAATTCATTAGTTATTACTAAGAATGCTGCTGACGGTGGATATGATACTTATAGTTCTCGTATGTGGGATGTATTAAGAGATACTGTATTTGCTAATACTGGTGTATATGATAATTCTCTTGAAGGACTTTGGGATTTATGGAGAAACAACGATAATATATGCAAAGATATTAATAATTATGTAGATAATTACTTTGCAGCTCAAACAGCAAATTGTGGTGAACTTCTATTTAATTATGACTATAATGTTAAGTATCTTACAGCTTACGTTGGTGAAGCTGGTGGTGAAGCGTCTTATGCTAATATAGAGTTCTTACATGGTACTCGTGTTGAATATGTTCGTGACTGGTTAAAGAAACGCGTTTGGTTCTTTGACGGAGTGTTTAAATACAGTAATGCTGCAAATATTCAACCTTATAATAATAAAGGAACGTTTTCGGCAGGCGGTGCAGAAGCAACTAATCCTAAGCTGGTTGTTACTTCCAATTGTCCGGCTATATTTGTAGTTAACATTGGTAATACTACTGATACTAGATATTTCTTAGAAGAAGGCAAACCTACTGAAATTAGATTATCTCCTATTAGTTCTTTCAATACACAAGTTACTATCAATAATACTCCTCAAATTAACGATATAGAAGGATTAGGTAGAATGAGATTCCAAAGATTCATGTCTAGTATGAAACTTCCTAGTTTCTCTAAACTAGACTTATCATCTGTTGATACACTTAGTGATTCTCCTATTCCATTTGAAACAATATTTGTCAATGATGAAGACTTTTCTGATGTTCGACATATTGATTTAAGTAATACTAAATTTTGGAGTGGTAATGCTGGACAAGGCACATTTACAGTTAATATAGAGAAGTACACTAAATTGAAAGACTTGAATATATCTAGTTCTGTTGTAACTTCTGTATCTTTACCTAATGCTTCTCTTTCTTCTTTGAATATTACTAATTCAACAGTTGAAGGTATTAGTCTTGTTAATCAACCGTTCTTGGAATCATTAGATTTCTCCGGTTGTAGGAGATTAAAAACAGTCACTGTTGATTCTTGTGATAAGATTACTGAATTGAATCTTAGTAATCTAGGAGACTTACATACTATTAAGATTACTTCATGTCCTAACTTAAAATATATTGTATGTACAAATAATGGTAACTTAACTACATTCAATGTATCTAATTGTAATAATGTCGAAACAATTAATATATCGTCATGTACAAACAGAGATCTTATTGTTTATATTGTAGGTGCTCCTAATATTAAAGCACTTAATATGTCTAATACTAATACAGCTAACGATATTCAAGCTGCGTCTGAACTTCCTAAACTTAGGACATTGAATATAACTAATAGTCGAGTTGAAGCTATACAATATGGTAATGCTGCAATTCCTACTTATAACGGTAATAAGATATTTGATGTTAGTCAATTAATCGACTTACAATTCAGTGTTCGAAACGCCAAAGGTGTACATTACTTTAAGTTTAATAATAATAAGGAACATCCTTTCAATGTAGGTTCTGCGCTCTTTGTTGGCTGTTCTAACTTAAAGAGAGTATTTGGACATATTAGTCTTAATGGTAATGGTGTATTCAATCAATGTTCTAAGTTCTATATTCACGAACCTAAAGAAAAGGTAGAAGGTATTACTCCTGATTATAATGGCGAATGGTTTGGTCCAGATACTAATACTGAACAAGGTTCTGTTGATTGGAGAAATAATACTAATTTATCTACTAACTTTAGTATTGGCACTACTGATGGTAACGCTATGTTTAAAGGTACTAATTGTAGTATATATGACGTTTATTATTTCTTATATAAATGTGATAACGTTACGACTCTTAGTAGTTGTTTTGCTGGTGTTACAAATATTAAATGGGATTTGTTAGATAGTCCTCGTAGAACTATGTTCAATCACTGTACTAAAGTTGTTGATATGGATTCTATATTTTTGGGATTACCTACTCAGAATTTTAAAATATTTACCAGTACTTATGAAAATGGTTCTACTGAACATAATGGTTTATTTAGTCCTCTTGTTAGTTTAAAAGTTATGGACAATGCTTTTACTTCTGGTGGAACTAAATATACTGATTCTACTTTCTTAGCTAAGTTTAAAGGAAATGTAGATTCTAAGTTAACTGGATTAAACAATATTATTTCAGACATTAAATTTGTAAATAATATTAATAGTTCTCCTAATGATGAAACTATTACAAATAATTTATTTGCAGCTAATTCAGGAAATTTACTTGTACGATTGCCTGAATTAGAATATATAACAAATATGTTCAATAACACTAATATTTACTTTAATCAAACAACTGATGAAGATGTAGAAGATAAAGTAATGTATTGTCCTTTATTCTATAAGAATACTAAATTAAAATATATACAAGATTCATTTAAAGGACTTGTTAATTCTACTGGTTCTTTATATAATGTGTTTGGTGGTACTGTTAAGAATAAGGTTAATCTTAGATTTCCTATTGCTTTATACGGTATCCATAATTCGTTCTCTATTGGAGATAATTCTACTATTACATTTCCTATTCATAATTCGATGTTTAGTAGATTGAAGAACTCATTGAAGTATATAACAGGACAGCAAGCTATTAATAAGTCTACGTTAGGATGTTTTCAAGGTTTTACTAAAGAGTTTGTTAAAGAAGGAGATGAAGTATTTCCATACGATGTATTTACTAATTGTAGTGCTATTGTTGAAATACCTGGATTCTTCTCTGAACTAGTTCTTCCTGCAAATAGTGTAATAGAGCTTCCTCTTAATTCATTTAAGACTAATTACAATCTTACTAATATATCATATCTATACTATGATATGAAGAATTGTAAGTACTCGCTTACTGGTAAAGGCTTCTCTAATTGTAAACTAGTTAATGTTCATAGATGTTTCTCTGAAATAGAAACTAGTTTCGTTAAGAAAGGTTCTATTCCTTATGGACTGTTCTATATGGAACAAACTTCTAATGTTAGCTATAAAGGTTGGAATGAAGTAGATGCAGTTAGTCAGAATATTACAGAGAACTATGGTATAGATAGTGACGGTAATTGGATTGAAAGTGCTGAAATGCCAGTAGAGATTACTTATAGTAAACAACGAACTCTTCCTAGAAAGACAATAGTTAATATGTCTTATTGTTTAGAAAGATTTCAAAGTACAGAAGCACAAGGTTATACTATGAATTATGGTAATCTTACTCCTAGTAATTACGGAGATATAATAGTCCCTAATGAAAAGTATAATCCAGTTAAGTATATTCTTAATCCAAATTATGACCCTAGAGAATGGTTAGATGACGAACATACTATGCCTAACTACAATAGAGATATTCATAGAGTTATCTTGAATAAAGATTTCGATAAGTATGAACTTGCTTGGAATGAATATTGTGTTGATGGTCTTAGTGGATTAGAAGATATAGTTAGAGACAGTGCTCTTTATAGTGCAATTAGTACAGGAAGTATTAATTGTTCTCCTGTTATACCTAATAGATTTAAAGATAACGCTGGTTCTTTTGCTCCACCTTCTGCTGCTAATGCTAATAAGAAAGTACTTAACTATATATGTTCTCCTGACTTATTCTATTATTGCACTAATGGCAATAATATGCAAGTAAATGGAGTGTTCTTTGGTAGTGGTAGAGTTGATGAAACAATTGGATATGATTATCTTGATTATGGACTAAGAGGACGTATTCCGCCACATTTATTCTATCCTATTAGTAATGCTACTGATTTGTCTTATACATTCTATTGTATGCCATTATTAAATCCATATAAATGGAATGTTACTAATGGAGAAGACGGAGAGTTCTATTCGGCAGATACGTTCTCTAAGTTAACTAAGTTAATATCATTATCTAATATGTTCTACTTTTGTATTATTCCTGCACATATTAACTTACCTATTGATTCTTATGTAAACTGTATACAGTTACAAGACATATCTTCGATGTTCTTATCTGCACAGTTTGAATCAACATCTGCAATGGGACAACAAGTAGACGGAAACTTATTTAATAAGAATGTTAATCTTAGAAATATTAGTTATGCTTTTGCTAGTGGACGAACCGTAGGAGATTGGTCAGATAGAAGTCCTAAAAAAATAAATTCTACATTATTCAATGTTGATAAACATAAAAGACTTACTAATGTGACTGGTCTATTCTATAAGGCTGTTTCTACTGTTGGTAGTGTTCCGGAATTTTGGAATTGGCTTAATGCTTTAAGTGCTTCTGATAGAGCTAATGTGTTTTATAAAATGAAGAAGTCTAATATTAGTAATTCTGCAAGTATTCCTACTGATTGGGCTAATGGAATGACAGATTAAAAAGTTAATAATAGTATTGTGTAATTAAACAAAATTTAGTTTCTTGTAGCATCCCCCTCCCCCATAAAGGAGTGAGTATTAACAGTAATCATATCTCTTTATGGGGGAAGGTTACAAAGACTAATTAATAATCATTTAAAAGTAATTATTATGGATAATCGTATTTATAACAGAGCTAATTCAGCTAACAGTTTACAAATATCTATAATGGGTAAAGTTGAAGCTGTTGCAGAGTTTTCTATTCCTAATGGAATGGGTGGTAAAGAACCTTTCTTATTAAAGAATATAACCGAAGACCCAATAACAGTAGAAGTAGTTCTTGCTGGTATGGATGAACCTATTACTACTGTTCTATATTCCGGTTGGAATGTTGAGTTAGTTAAACAAGTTAATAACGCTGAAGCTGATACATTACAATATGGATACTAATACTGGTATAGGTATAGGTATCGGTATTCCTTTTAAAAATAATGCTCTTGGTGGAGATAGACCGTACCTTCCACCAGAGCTTAAAGCTAAACTTATTGGAGTTTGGGATAATTACGGTAAAAAGAATACTGATGCTGATAGGAATATTATTAAGAATAAGATTCCTGACAGAGGAGGGGATTTTGAGCTTCTCAACTTTGCGTATAAGCTTAATAGCGGGTATGGGAAGTATGAAGAAGACTTTACAGCTTGGGGTAGAGACGCCAGTGAACTCTTAGATGTCCGTCCCGATAAAATCATAATAAGCGATGTTGGAGGAATCAATTCTTATCGTATGATTATATGGAAAGGAAACACTCATACTAAAGCATTTAAGGCTAAAGTAACAGGTATTCCTCGTAATGGAAGATTGATATACTCGTATGCACAGAATGAAGGGGATGCTCTTACTAATATTAGTATTGATAATGACGGTGTTTACGAATTTCCATATAGCTATGGATTTACCAAAGGTCATGGATTTTTGATTGATTCTGGTACAGAACTTGAAGATTGGATAGGTTGTACTATTGAATTTATTCCTTCTTTACAAGGCTCACTATGTACTGACGGAGTTAACGACATGATTGTCAGTCAGAATACTGTTGAAGAAATGGGTATTACTGATGAGGTTACTGTTGTTAGTATGATTCATCAGATAGATTTAAATTCTACATATACCATAGCAACTACTAATTATATAGAAAATAGTAATTCCAGAGAACACGTTAGAAGCGATGTTTATAATTACGGTAAAACTGGGATATACGGTTATAGTGCGTCATTAATTAATAATACTAAATCTGATATAAAAAACATATTAGGAGATAAAGCAGATTATTATGTTAAGTCAACTAATAGTTTACAAACAATATTTGATGCTAAATTCAGTGTTGTAGGAAGAATTAGTGAATTAACCGAAGCAAGTCAAGTTGCTTGGTACTGGACTTTCATCGCCAAACGAGCATTGACCACTGACGAGATTAATCAAGTAATAGCCTACTACAACTTGGACAAGTATGTTAAGCCTGATATTTACTACGATGTGAAGAAGCAAGGTCTTACTAATGATAATCATGCACAGTTTGGTGATAAGCTAATTGATTATAGTGGTAATAGCCGAGACTTGCAGTTGTTCAATATTGGTTGGAATTCGGGAAGTGGGATTGGTAAATATGTTACTAATTTTGGTATTTGGTCAAAAGATGCAGAATCTAAAATAAGCTATAATAGTTATAGTTTTACCGTTAATGGTAGTTTAAAAAGAACTTGGTTAATGTGGTATGTAACTGAATTACCTAGTTTTAAGATAAAAGTATCTGGTATTAATTCTAATGGTTATGTAGACTATGGGTATTACGACAATGGTTCATTAAAAAACTTTCGATTAGATAAGGACGGAATACATACATTACCGCCCTCAGGAGCAAGTAGTAATGGTCACGGGTTTAAAGTTAATGACACTAGCTTAGATTGGGCAGGGTTAGTTATTGAGCAAATCCCCGACTTCGCAGGTGCTCTATGCTTTGACGGAGTAGATGACTTCGGTATTAATAAAGATGTTCCTACATTCACCGATTTCACAGTAATTGCAAAGAGAACTTGGTTAGAGGAAAATACATCAGATAAACCTTTCATTATTAAAGGTGATAGTTTGTATCCTGACGGAAACCAAAATGCTTTTCTTTTTGAATATGGCAAACTATCTACTTATTCTTTCGGGCAAAATAACAAGTATGATGAAAGTGTTGTTCCTTCTCTAATATCTTATGCAACTACGTATTCTTATAATGGAGTCATCCCTTTAGTAAGGGGCTCTGCTACTGATACTATAGGAATTGATGTAGCACATAGTACTAAAATTGCATTATATTTCTTAATGCTCTTCCCCTATAGTATGTCCGAGTTCTTGATAGAGCGCCAGCTAAAGAAGCGTAAACTAGGCACTTTATATCCTAATATGATTGAATTTAGACCTGTTATTAAAACTAATGTTGAATTAGTGAATAAGCCAACATTTGTAATTAGAGGTACTCATACATTATTAAATGCAGGTGATTATATTCCAAGAGAAGCTAGATTATTAGTTACAGTTACTATGAATAATCTTGGTGATGAATTAACAAAGTTTTCTGTTAATGGGAGAGAAATAACTATCTCTAGTTCGGCTTATAATCCTACTACGGGAAAATATGAATTTCCATTTGCAATAGATGATAAGTCTCCCCAAAAGATAAGCATCACGATTGACGAGTACATCAGATTCGAGGACATTGTACAGCCGTATCCTGCTAAATTTAGATTTACAGATGTTGATAGTGGTCAAGTATATGATTGGGGTAGTAAGATTAAAGTTGGAAGTACTATAAAGATATTAAGTAATGTAGATATAGGTAATTATCTTTCTGACATATATACTATTACTGGTTATAAATATAATGGTAATATTTATTCTTATAATGAATTAAAAGAATTAACCTTTTTAATAACTAATCAACCACTAGAATTTGCTAGTCGGAAGACTTATAAACTTGGTGGCTCTGAACCTAAAGTCATTCTTTATCCTGAACGTCTAAAATTGTCCAACGATACTTATAAACGTTTGGGTTATATTCCTGATTTAACAGGTAATGGTAATCATGGTGTATTTAACAATCTTGCTTTCACTGAGGAAAGTGGAGTAAACGAGGACGGAAGTGTGCATCTTGACGGTGTTGATGACTATATTAGTATTCCTACTTTGTCTAAGGGTGGTAAGCAAGTGTTGATGAAAGTGAATTGGAGTACTTTAAATGGATTTATATATGACCAAAGACCTGCTTCCGGAGATAAAACATTTGGTATCTACACACAAGGTGATGTAATCGCTTATTCTCAAAATAATAACGGTAATACTTATATTGACGGTATTATAAACAATAATATCATCGGTAGTAATTTATCAAAGATTACCCATAATATTGTAGCAACTTGTGATGTTGATAATTCAATAACTCCGTCAATAGGTAAACGTAGTTATTCAAATAGTTATTTCGCTCAAATGGCACTCTATGCCTTCATGCTATTCGATGAAATCTCAACAGACGATAAGATTAAAGAGTTGAACACTTATATTGGTATAACTCCTAAAGTTACGTTACCTAATTACTATTGGGATAACTATGGTAAAAAGAACACTGATGCAAAAAGCTACTAATGAAGAATATGTAGCTAACTATAATAATCTTCAATCTATGGTTCAAGCAGAAGTTCTTAATCTAGTAAGAGCTAATATTGAAAATAGTCCGGAAGGTAAAACTCTGTTAGATAATCAACTAAAGTTAGTTAAGTATGCTTCTTATGCAAATGCTTGGAGTAGATGGAAATGAACGTTATAATGATTATGGTGATGAACATTTTAATAAGCAGGAAGCTAAGCGTACTGTTGATGAAATGTACCATGTCAAAGACGGTAAGAAATATATCGGTGAGAAATACGATATGCAGAAAGCTCACGAAGTTTGTAGTAAATTCAAAGATAAACTAGAAGATGAAGTAGAAGTTGCTGATGTTTATGTAGCTATTAATGCTCAATATCACGACTACTGTGAACTATTCGAGAAGTGGTTCGGAAAAGGAAACTTTGATGATATGATATTCGAAAGTGCTATCAGCTTTTGGTTTGATGATGTAGACTTCGGAGAAGATAAACTCTGGAAATACTTTAATGAATTGAAGTAATACAAGTTCTGTTATATTCCTAAAGAGAGATTACTAAATAATAGTAGTCTCTCTTTTCTTTTTAAAATAAAGTCTTATATTTGCGCCTGTAATATAAAACTTAATGCTTATGGGAATATTTGTTAAAGTGTTGTTTGTAACTATAATAGCTATAACTATTATAGTATTCGCATGGAAAGAGATTACTACTATTCTTCCTGTGAAAGTCGTATCTTATATAAAGATAGCAGGTGTGCTATTAAGTGTTATTCTAGGTACTCTATTATTCTTATTGTAATATGGACTTCGGGAATATACTTAATGAAATTCTACGTACTACTGCTACTAGTTTCGATTTTGCGTTTGTTATCTGTGTTAATGTACTAGCATATCTAGTAATTAAACTAGTTGACAAACTTAATGGAGATAAAGTAGTAAGTACTTGGAATAAAAGAGTGATAACTCTTGTGTGTGCTGTATTAATGGGAGTAATATACTTCTCGTTAAAGTTAGGTGATGTTAAAGTAGTACTTAATTCTATTATTCTTAGCTTCGTTTTTTGGTCATGGGTTATAAAACCTATACTATCCTTCTTCAAGATAGACTATAAGAAGTTTATAATAGAAGATGATGAACCTAATCAATATCCAAAGTAAGTACTATTAGTGAGAGTAGTAAGTGAGAGTCGGCTAGCAATGGTCGGCTCTCATAGTATACACATCTCTTTACGGGGGAATAAAAACTACGTCCCACGCTCCTACGCTTTCACAGAAGTCCACCATTGCATTTTAGTGCCTAACCTTAACTTACTATTATCCGATAGACTTGCATGTCTCTACGAGCCTTAAAATGCGTCACGTGTATAAAAATGTTTACAATGCGAATAGCTGTAAGCTAGATACTAAGCTAGATAATAGTGCTGAATCAAAATTATTAATAAAAGTCTTGTTAATACCAATATAATAACTATATTTGTTATAATACTAATTCAAAAACAAAAGTAATATGGCTTCATTAAATCAAATTGTATCTGAAATAGCTCATGCTATTCATCAGCCTAATAACTTTACTACGAGACAAACTATTCGTAGTGCAGTTATTCATACGTTCAATGAACAGATAAGACAGACTTATGAGCGTCATGCTAATGTCGATAAGATATTAATGCAAAGATATAGAGTAAGTCTTATTAGTGTTCCTGACGGAGATATATTTCAAAGTCTTGTAAGTACGAAGTATAAAGTTAAAAGAAGTAAAGTTAGAATACCTAGACCAGTTCGTCTTGATAATAATCTTCCTTTTGTTAGTGTTCGTACTGTTGGTTATGATAATATGGCTATTCCTTTTATTAAAGAAGCAAATGCTCAATTTTATAAAGCATTGCCAGGAATGTGTACTAGTCTAAGTTATGATTATATAAATGGTTATCTATATGTTAATGGAAATGGTAATCCGTTGATTGAACCACTAGGACATATTGTTATCGAATCACCATTTGAAATACCTACTGAAATTCCTATTGAAACAGAAGAAGGAGTTGAATCCAACTTCGATAATGATGATGAATTTATCATTCCCGAAGATATGGTAGAACGCATTAAAGACGTAATCTATAAACGTAATCTACTTAATGTAGAGAGAGTAACTAATGAAGTCCAAGTTAAGGATGACATAAATAAACAACAAATAGAAGTATAATTATGGCTAGCGGTGAAAGATACGACCACAGAAATATGTATACTAGCTTTATAAAGACAGCCGAAGAGGATTATATTCTCGTGTCTGAAAAGATAGCTAGATACAAATCTTTATTATATAAAATCAAATATTCTATTGAACAAAATAGAAATGCTATTGAAGCTATATTTGATGTATGTGTCTATAACTATTGGGAATGGAATACTGATGAACTAGATGTTGATAGAAAGATGGAGAAAGCAATAGATGCTAAGTTCACTAAATTCGATTCTTCCAAACAATTAAGATACGGTAACATATATCGTAACTTAAAACAATATTTTAGAGTACTTCGTAAAATAAGAGAATATGAGATAAGACAGCAGAGAATTAAGAATCGTAAGAGTATTACTCGTCCTCAATATGAAGCCTATTGCAAGTTATTCTTTAGAGAAGTATCTAAAGAAGTTCTAAGAGGAAAAGTTTATAAGTTTGAAAAGAGATTAGGTTGTCTTATTATAGAAAGAGTTCTAGTTAGAGATAGTTTTACTACTGCCGATGGAAAAGTTGTTAAACTCAAGAAGGTTATTGACTATTATAAAACAGAGCTAAATAAAAGAAATCTTCTTGCTCAAGGGCTTATTCCTTATAATAAGAAAGACCATGCTGCTGCTTTACTAAGAGGTGAGAAATACGAAGGAATTAAGTATGTGGAGTATCTTGATAATCCTTATTATTGTAAGTTACTTATGATTGACGGTACGATTAAGAATAGACCATTGTTTAAATTCTATGGAACTAATCTTCACATGAAACGTAGTAATGATGATATACTATCTGAATGTAAGACTGTTGAAGATATTATTAATGTTGATACTGATATTAATAATCGTCTTTCTTTAATTAATAAGTTTGACCCAAGTTACACTATAAAATATATTAGAAATAATGAACAAAGAGCTATCTTCCGTAGAAACTATTATCGCAAGACTTGATAATGATTTCAATATTATGAGTAGTGATTATATACCTAGAGTGGGTGCTTGGTGTATAGATGCTATGAATGAAATGGGTATTCTTCAATATGAAGAAAAAGAAACTACTGTTGATGTTGTTGATAGAGTTGCTTATTTCCCATGCTGTATGAACGCTTTTAAAGTTTATGTTGAGGGTTGCGAGATTTCCCCCTTAAAGAAAGGTAAGTGCTCTTGCTCTTCCGGTACTACCGAACATTTCGTTCAAGATAGAGAAAAAGCTAGAGAACGTGAAAGTAAGCGTACTGTCGAGATTGACCCCGAAGGTTACGAAGGAAAGAATTATGTATATCTTCGAGATGCTAATGCAATCCAATTAAACTTTGATGCAGATGTTGTTACCTTATCCTATCTTACAGTTAAGACTGTATATAGTGATACGTTTCATTGTAATATACCTGTTATTCCTAATAACGGTAAAGTTATTGAAGCACTTGAATGGTTCTGCATGTGGAAGTTACTAAGTAGAGGACTTAAACATCAAGTCTATTCTTTACAGGGAGCTATGCCAGTTAATCCATATTTGTTATGGAGAGATTCTCGTGACAGAGCTAGAACTTCTATTATTAATGAAAACCAAGATGCTAACGCTTATAAAGGTTGGTCGTCATTCTTTTATAATTCAACGTTTAGACCTAGAGATTAATGGAAATAGTTAAAGAATTAAATAAGGACGGAGGATATGAATCTATTAAGAATGGTTCAATGACTCATGCTGTTAATGCTATGGTTTCTCGTGATGGTAATTCTATTCAGAATGAACAATCTATTGAAACAATCATAACATTAGAAGAGAACGAAGAGATAGTTGGAGTTATTTCTTGTTCTGATGAAATGGTTATATTCACTAATAATAGTAAGATTAGAAGATATAAAGAATCTACTAAATCTATTAGTGAAGTTTTTACTAATTGGAATTATCAAGGAGGTAAAGTTATAGGTACATATACTTATAATGTAAATAATGAATTAATTGTTGCTATTACTGAACTTAATTCTAATGAAGAAGTTCCTTTGAAAATAATCAATCTTAATAAACCTGATTATTTAGAAGGAGGAGATGATATAAAATATACATTAGTTCCTAATATTCCTAAGACTAATCTTAATAACTCCAAGTTAGTATCAGGTAGTGCTATCTATAAAGGAATATATAATTTCTTTATTAGATATAAAGAAGGAAACGATTATACTGGTTGGTTTCCTATTGGAACTCCTGTATTAGTATGGGATAAAGGAAATCAAACTACTATCAAAGATAATAGTTTTGGTTATGACGACAGTAGCGGTAATCTCCCTGTTAACTATAAGATAGGAAACTTTACTTTTAAAGAAGATACTAATCTAAATACTGAAAAGGTAAACTTAAATATCGAACTAGGGTTACAAATAGATAATTCAGGTCTTAATTATACAGCTTATCAAATAGGTTATATAGTTAATACTCAAAAGGGAGATACTAAAGTATATAATACTTCTGATATAGATATTAAAACTAGTAGAATCACGATAGACGATGTTTATAACGAAACATTTAGTCTAGATGATATTACTAGTTCTTTCTTTAATTTATATAATGTAAAAACCTTATGTAACTATAACAATAGATTGTATGTAGCTAACTATAAGGAAGAAAACATTAATAGTCTTGTAAGTTCTATTGATACTAGTAATATACAAGTTCGAGTTAAAGATTTTATCGGAAATAAATCTATAATGAGACGTAGTGTTACTAGAGCTGCAACTTCGTCAATAGTTAATAATCCTAGAACATTTGATATTAGCAAAGGATATGTAGTAACTATTAAAGGACGTGCTTATGGTGACGGTAGTGAATATAAAGAAGTTACTAGAAAGTTCTTTCTTACTCGTATTGGTAAGAATAGTTATGGTACTTATTGTTTAATGATTTCATCTCAAGACTTTATTAGAGCTTTCTATAAAGATAGTAATTATGATAGTCATACTACTCCGTTCTATGTTTCTTATCAAGATGCAGATAATCTATATGAAGCTGCTACTGCCGTAGTTGTTAAACCTGATGATAAAGATTGGTATATACTAGAATTTAGTAGATACGGAAGTACTTACTATGATGAGATATATCCTGATAAATATTCTAGTATAGTAAGTTTAGGATTCGTAAGTCATCCTTACGTAAGATATGGACGTACTAATGATTTGTTTACTAGCACTCCTTATAGTGCTCCTAATATTCAAAGAGATTTTAGTAACGATTTTAAAGTAGTATCAATTGAAGAATTTGACTTAAATATAGATACTAGAGAAATTATCGAGCCTATGTGGTTTTACTTAGGAAATGTTACTATTGGAGAAGAAACATATAAATTAAAATACGACCGTTATAATCCTATTGACTTTTATTATAAAATATATGATATGTCTACTGGAAATCCTGTTGATAAAGGAATGAAATTTAGACGTTCTTTTCAAACAGCTTATGTGGACTATGGAGGAGTATTAGATATTATTAAAGCTAAATTTCCTAATTCAACTATATATACTATTGATGAATATGAAACAATTAATCCTACGGGAGCAATAAATGATGTTAAGACACAAGCTGAAGGAGGATTAACCGAAGGAGATAAACTTAGAATTGCATATGATGTATCTAAGAATAAGTTTATGTTTGCTACTAAATATAGTAGATTAGACGATAGTTATTGGCATCGTAGAGAAGATGCTATTTTAATTATTAATAGTGAAGGCGAAACTAGTAGACATACAATAGATGAATTATTTCCTAATCTATCTGTTAATTTCAACAATGAAAATAAATCTACACAAGACTTAATAAATGAAATTGAAGGAATACATGAAACAGTATATAAATGGAAAGTAGATAGAGAACCAACAGATGACGATTTCAATATTGATGAAAGTTATACTGTTGACTTTAATGTTATAAGTAGTCTTAGTGCAGATTTAAGTTCTACTAAAACATTTACTGACTTAAAGGCTTATCCTGTTGGTTATATTAAAGAAACAGTAGAAGAAGGGAATCAAACTATTATAACTGCCGAGAAAGAGTTCATGATAGTTATTCCATTTATAAATTATCTAAGGACTGTTTCTACTTATGATTACACAGGTAATGAAGATTATACTATTTATGATAGAGTAAGTGTTGAAAGTACTAAAGCCTATGAAGGAGTATTAGGTAACTTATATATTTGTTTCCAAAAGAATAAGAAGTTTAATCTTGACGGAATTAGTAATTATGACGGTTTACTTCTTGATATTCCTACTTTTGGTAAAGACAATGTATTAGCAATAAGCGAAGGTGATATTCGTTCTAGTGGTAGCGAGTTCCTTGAATTACATAATAATGATAAGTATAAAGAACTTCGTGTTAGCGGTCCTGAAGGAGGTTATATTAGTTATGCTTTCGGATTTGCTTCTCCTAAGATATTAGATAGTGAAACTAAACCTGAAGATACAAAATTTTATTCAGATAGTGCTAAGTATGCAATTAATCAATGTGTATATAACTTCTTCGTACATTATGTATATCCTAATGGTAATATTACTGACGGTATTAATATTCCTAATACTATGAGTTATTCAGAGACTATTAGTTTAGGTACAGCTAATGAAGGTAATACACCACTAACAATGGATATAAATGAAGACACTCTAATATCTGATATTAAGACTAAGTTTGATGCTTATAAAAGTCAATATGGTAATATTAATACTAATAATGCACACGATGTAGTTAATATATTTGATAGCATTAGTAATGTAAGATTCTGTAATATATTTCCTAAATATAATTCTAATGGTATTGCTCTTTATAAAAACAATAATGGCAATCGTATGTTTAGAGGAACTAGAAATCCTAGTCACAGAGGAATTCATCAGATAGAGTTCTTATTTGACAACATACCTATGAGAAAAGAGTTCGTAGGATATTTTATATCTTATGAAAAGACAGAACCTATATTAGTTAGTGAAGGTGTTCCTGTACGTAGAGATGATGATTTTAATACTGCATTTAATGAACAAGTTAATAATATTCGTTTCTATTATCCTGAATTTGATATTATAAAGAAGTCAGGTGCTGGTAATATCTTTATTACTGATAGTCGTTATACTATGGGTAATGCCTATAAAGGTCCTATGTTTACTGACTATTATAGTAGTGATACTGATTTTAATCAATCTCGTCCTTCAGAAGAATTTGGAGATATTAGAGCTGTTAAAAGCTCTACTATTATAATGGCTGATAGCAAAGATGATAATAATGCAGGTAGAGAAGCTGTTGTTAATCTTGTTTTGAATAAGTCATTAAAGTTAGGATTCTATACTACAAACGGTAGAGGTTATGTAAATGGTTTATTACTTAATATAAGTGATAACTTATATATGTCGGAGAATAAAGACCTTATTCCACTTGGCTATATTAAGTATGTTGGTTCAACAGGAGATACTTATAATTATGGTTATGAAGATTATATCTATAATTATAATTATTACTTTATGACAGCATGTGTTTATGCCTTTAATCGTAATGGTGTATATTATGATACTACTGACCCAATACCTAAGAAGGCTACGGATAATACTAATCTTTATCCTAATTTCCCTAGAGTACATTGGGATAGTGAAAGAGTAGGTAATACTCCTATAAGTAGAATAATTCTTAATTATTATTCGCTATATCCATTATTTGCTAAAACAATTAAGACTGCTCCTGACGAAAGATATTATACTATTCATACTGACGATAATTCTTTTGTTCAGAATGTTCGTATGATTCATCTACTACCTAGTACAATTAATGATACTTTTGAAATAAGTAGTATGTATCTTGATTATGCGGGTAAGAAGTTCATTAATTATAATGAATTGTTATATACTAACTTTATTACTGAATATCGACAGACTATTCGTAGAAGCGATGTTATTAGTGATGAATCAGTAGAGAATAAATGGCGAATATTTAGACCTAATGCTTATAAGATAATTAGCGAAAATAAAGGTGATATCATTAACGTTATTGGTATTGGCACTTATCTTATAACTCATTGCGAACATTCAATGTTTATCTTTAATAGAGATAATACGCTTTATACTAAAGATAAAGATGTTCAAATGTTAATGCCTGATGCTTTTGATATTGATTATCAAGAGGTGTTTACTAGTGAAAAAGGATATGGCGGTCTACAAGATTTTGAAGCATATGTATGTAATGAAGCTGGCTATATATTCTTAGACAGAAGCAAGAAGAGGTTATATAGATTTGATGAGAAGAATCTAAATGACTTAGGTGACGGAGTACAGTCTATATTAGATGAGTATTTAACTAGTAATACTCAAATACTAATGGGAATGGATAAGGAGAATAATCGGTTGATTTGCTCCTTTATGGGGGATGTTTCAGACTTTACCCTTAGTTACAATTTCGTCACTAATACTTGGATAAGTGTACATACTTATTTATGTAGAGGATTTTATAATACAAAAACTAATTTGTATATTAGTTCCTTCAACAAGAAGAATATTATAGGTCAATTAGGATTTGTAAAGCCTTTGAGTTATCTTAAATATAAAGACTTTGAGATAGCCGCTAATAAGAATCCTTTCTATATAGGAGACAATAATAATACTATGGTAGTCGATGTATTATTCAATCTTGAATACGATACTATTAAAGTACTTAACTACATAAGTTATGACTTATATAAAGCTAACGACATTAACTTTGCAGGTAATAAGATACTATTGTTTAGTAATACTTCGATAAGTAGACTTGAAGATATTACTGTTAATGAACGTAATACTTTCGATACAGCTAAACCTTATTATGAACATGGTAAATGGAATTATAATTATTTCCGTAGTGTTCTAAACGAAGTAGTTACTAATTATCCAATAGATAGACTTACTGGTAAATTGACTGTTGATGTTGATAAGAATTACGAACCATTTAAATCCAATCTTATTAATGGTAAATATCTAGGTGTGCGTTTTGTAATTAATGACGGAACAGCTAAGATAGAGATTAAGAAGATTGAATGTTATGTTAATAAATATAGAGAATAATGAAACGTATTAATGAACAAAGACCTAAAGCATTTATAGGTACTGCGATTTCTGTTGGTACTAGTATTGTTAGTGGTATCATAGGCAATCGTAAGAAGAAGAAAGCTGAACAAGCCGAAAAGCTAAGACAAGAAAGACTTCAAAACCTACAAGACAATCAGGTTTTAGCTAGTGCTCAAAATGAAAATATGATGTCAGAAGAAGATAGAACACAGTTTTTGAGTCAGTATTTATCCAAAGGTGGGGGAGTGAAAACTTCCCCCCGTAAAGGAGTAAAAGCTAGAATTGTCGAGGGTGGTACTGCTATTCCTATTAAGAAAGATTCTTTTCTTCTTAAAGGACGTAAACACAATACTGGTGGAATTGTCATAGATGCTGGTAAGACAGGCGTTGAAGCAGAAGGAGGAGAAGTAGTACAAATTACTCCTAAGCAACTTAAAGTATTTAGTGCTCAACCTATACTTAATGGTAATAGTCCTGCTGAATTAGTTCAGAAAGGTGTTGAACCTTCTAAAGTATTTAATGCACAAGAATCATTTAAAGATAGAAATGGTCTTAATGATGATGGTACTAAAAAGAAAAGAAATATGAGAACAATAACTGGTAAAAAGAAACTAGGCGGTTTGTCTCGTAAGAAAGATTACGGTTCAGATAAGAAACCTTATCCTAGTGTTAAGTCAAATGATTTTGCAGGTGGTGGACGTAGTTATCCTATTCCTACAAAAGCCGATGCTCGTGACGCTCTTAGATTAGCAGGTTTACATGGTCGTTCTGATGTAAAAGCTAAGGTATATAAGAAATATCCTGAATTAAAGAAATCTGCATTAGGTTCTAAGACTAAACTTCTCAAGAATACTTATAATGATTTTGGTTTAGAGAAAGATTATAGTTCTAGTTTTGCTCCTAATGCTCTAACTAAAGCTAATATGAATTCTGTTAAAACTAATAGTGTAGTTTCAGGAAAGCCGGTTGGTGCTTCTATTAATCCTTTTACTTCTCCATTATCTAAAGTAGGAAGTGGATTTAAGAACTTCATTGGAGGTATTGGAGGAGAAGCAATAAGTGCAGGAATTGGAGCTTTAGGAAATATTATTAGTGGAGTTACTAATAAAAACAGTATTAATAATATTCAAGCTCCTACTAGACCTAGAACTATTGTTCCTGCTAGAATGAGAACTACCTATAATATAAATCCTCAATTAGCAGAAAGTAGAGATTCTGAAAGAAATATGGCTAGAATAATTGATTCTAATACTTCTAGTTCATCAGGAAAGATAGCACGTATTCAATCTTTAGCTAATCGAGGAGTTCTTGAACGTAATAAGTTAAGAGGAATGAAAGAAAATGTTGAGACAGACCTTCTTAATCGTTCGGCTCTTAATCGTCAAAGAGTAGAAGCTGCTAATAATCAAATATTAAATGCTTATGATAATACGGTAACTCAAACAGAGAATGAGAAAGTTCAGGCTAGAGCTAATAATCGTACTAATGTAATTGAAGGACTTACTAGTGCAGCTAGAGATTATCAGTTAGGCGTAGACAAGAGACGTTCAGAAGAAAATGCTATTGCTGCTATGATGTCTGCTAATCCTGAACAAATGGAATTGTTCTTAAAACTAATGGAAAAGAATAAAGGTAGACTAGGTAATATACGAAGTACTTTATTCAGATGTGGCGGTAAGAAAAAGATTGCTTAATTATAAATATTATAACTATGCCGATAGATATTAAAACAGCAGGTTATCAAAAGAGGGAGCGGGTTGCTGCTCCTTTAGATGTTTACAATAGTACGTTAAATACTCTTCAACAGAAGCATGATACTGCTATTGAAACTAGTAATCAGATTAAAATATTTCTTGCTAATAAGCAATTAAATGAAGCTGAAAATGAATGGCTCAATAATTATTCGAGAGATATTAATGCTCAAATAGAAGCAAGTGCACAAAACGGAAGTTATGCTACTGCATTAACTGCTGCTAAAAGATTAGCAGGAGAAGTAGCTAGTAATCCAGGTCTTATTGGTCGTGAACGTTATCAACAAGAGTTTAAAAAGTTCCAAGATGAAGTTACTAATAGTAATGCTTATGATGGTGACGTTAAAGCATACGCATTGGAACAGAATAAATATAATTATCAAGACCAAGTAGATGAAACAGGTAAAGTAATAGGTGGTAATCAATTCCAACCTAATTATCGTCCTGTTGAACAAGTAGATTATAATACTTTATATCAGAAAGTATTATCTACCGTTGGTGTTGATTCTAGTTCTGGTGAACAACTAGTATGGGGAGATGCAGAAGGTAATCTTAAAGATGGTCAAGGTAATATTGCTGCTGGTGATGTTCCTTATCTTAAAACAGCTAGTGGTATTCAACAATTATCAGCAGATAAGATTCGTGCTGCGTTTGAATCTGCTTTGAATGAAACTCCGGGTGCTCGTGCTTCTCTTGAACAAGATTATAAAGTTAATGTTTGGAAAGCTAATAAGGGAAATAAGAACAATACTGTTACTAGACCTGATGGTACTATCATGTCACAGAAAGAGTTTGAAGAGAACTTATTTGCACCTAGATATGCTGCTTCTGCTTATCGTAGAGTTGAAAGTAAAATTAATCCCGAAATAGGATTCGATATATTAGCCGCTGCTCGTAAAGCTGCTAATAAAAAGACCGGTAAAGAACCTAAATTACTTCCTTCTTTGGCTACTGTTGGCGGTAAAGAAAAAGTAGAACCTGATACTCCGGCTAAAGTACAGTCTCAATTAAATACTCTTAATGGACAATTATCTAATATGTTTTCTTCTTATGGAATATCTAAATCTCTTCCTTTAGATGAAGCATATAGTAAACTACGTTCAGGTATTGCTAATAATGTAACTTTATCTGATACTGCTAAGAAACAATTATTGGATGAAGCTAATACTTATTATAGAGGTATAGCTAATGCTAATAATCGTTTAGATGCAATGAAAGGACATCTTACACAAGAAGAACAATATGCTTCGGAGTTCTTAGGTAAGAGACTAAGTAATGGAGATATGGCTGATACTAATAATCCTATGCAACTAGAATATGCTAATAGAATGAATAAGTTATTTACTGATTCTAAAGGCAATAGCTTCGATACAGTTTTAGTAAATCCTCTTAACGATAGTAGCAAAGCTGCTATTATATCTAAACTTAGAACAGATATGGGATTGACTAATCAAGATGTGTCGTTTAGTAAAATAGGAGATAAAGAATATATTCGTATTAGTAAAGATGCTTATATTCGTTTGGCTCCTGAAATAGCAGATGTTCTTAAACTTAGTCCCGTAGGATTTACTACTGGTAATAATGCTCCTGAAAAATTTACTAGAAACGATGAAGTTTTCTATGGAAATAAAGTATATGGTAGTTTAACTACTATGGGTATTGCAGGTTTTAGAGCAATAGGACGAGGTGAAATAACTACTGCTAAAAGTACTAAAGATTCTCCTGCTTACGTATATGAAAAAGCTGCACAAATGTCTAATGCTGCAGCTAAACGTATATCTAAATCATTACCGCCTAGTTATGTTGATGTTAATGTATTTGATTTACCGCCTCATGTAGTTGCTACTGGTCAAGGATTCGAAGATGACCAATTAAAGAACTACAATGAAAGAGTAATGAACATGATTAGTATTGCTAATCCCGGAAGTATTGTTATTAAGAAACGTAATGCCGAAGGAGTTCTTGAACCTGTTGAAGATAGTAGAGAACGTGATGCTATTATGCAAACTATTCAAGCACAAGTTAAGAAGAAGAACATTAATAATGGTTGGTGCTCATCTTCTTCTACGGGGGAATACGGAGTATTCTTAAATATTCCTTATACTCCTAAGACTGGAAAGAACAGTGCTAAGAACCCTGATTCTGAAATGGAAGAGAGAATACAAAATGCAGTAGCTGGAGATTACATGATTACAGGTGCTATCCTTAATGATGAAATAGAAAGATTCAAATCTCTACCTGCTGTTAAAGCAATGGACACTCTTAATTCTATTAAGTATAATAATGCACTTAAAAGGAATTATCGTTTATCTGATGCTGAATTTGGAGATGGAACATATTCTGCTGTTACTGATGGTGGTAGTTTCTATCAGATATTAGACGCTAATGATAAACCAGTAATTAAGATTACAGAAGATGAGTTATTTCAACGTATGTTTCAGAATAATCAAGCTAATGCTATTCTTGCTCCTGTTAAAGAAGATATAAATCTTATTAGTGCAAGGAATGGTTCTATTGCAAATTCCCCCATAGAGGAGCAGCAAGTTGTCGCTCGTCCTCTTATGCAGAAGGCTATGATTATGGCAGGTGCTACTGGTAATCTTAAAGAATTAGATATTGATACTAAGAGACAAGTATTCCAATTCTTTAATAGAATGTATTCAGGACTTACTGGTGAATCTCCTAGTCAAGTGATACTTAATCAAATGAACGATTTAATGAAATAAGTTATGCCAAACATATTTGATGATATATCAGTAGAAAAAGCTCCACTAAACAGTGGGGCTAATTCTGTTAATATGGCTAAAGAAGCTCCTACTGTTACTAAATACAAACCTAATGTTGCAGCTCAAGGCGACTTCATGTTTCGTAATCTTAATGGTAAAGAAGTCTTTACTGGAACAGAGGAAGATTATCATTCTTTAGCTAAGTATGGTGCTGAACCTAATCGTTATCAAAGTAGAGAAGAATTAGAAACTCTTCGTGCTAAAAATCAATCAGCTTGGAAACAAGCAGGTAATGCTTTAGGTCAAACTATTGGAACAGTTATAGGAGATACTGTTGGTGGCATGGGTATGTTAGTAGATTTAGCTACTGCTGGATTATGGGATGATAAACCGTTTAGTAATCCTATTACTAGAGCAGGCGATGCTATATCTGACTATGTTCGTGATGATTTATTTCCTATATATCGTGAGAATCCTGATAAAGCATTTGATATGAATGACTTTTCAGGTTGGTTCTTTAGTCAAGTTCCAAGTATTGCTAGTTCTCTATCTTTAATGATTCCTGGTACTTTATTAACTAAAGGAGTTGGAGCTGTTGGTAAAGGTGTTGCAGCATTAGGACGTAATAGTTCTAAAGTAAGTCGTGCAATGAATTGGGCTAAGAAAGCTACTAAATTAGATAATGTGTATCGTGCTAATAAGTTAAAACTTATCGCTAAAGATGGTATTACTGCTATTGGTATGCGTCTTGGTGAGAACTATCAAGAAGCTCGTGGAGTTGCGGAACAAATAGAAGGAGAAGCGTTGTCATTATTTACAGGAATGTCTGATGAAGAATTTCAAGCTTGGTTAGATAATAATCCTGATATTGCTAATGAAGCTAAAGAAAGAACTAAAGAAGAAGCCGCTCTTATAGTTGCAGATAAAGCAGCTATGCGAAACTTTGGATATAATGCAGGTAATGTATTCTTTGATTACATGCAGTTACGTGCAGTTAATAAAGCATTGGGTAAGATTAATCGTGCTATTACTCCTCGTGTTCGTTATTCACAAAATCAAGCTCTTGATAGAATAGCTTCTACTGGTGTTGAATCTGCTAGTCAAACTTTAGGTCAAGCAGCGAAAGGTACTATTAAAGATTTTGCAGGTAAAATAAATCGCTTTATTAATTCTAGTGAGAATCTATTATTATCTGAACTAACCGAAGGTATTGAAGAAGCTGTTAATTTTATAGGTCAAGAAGAAGGAACTTTATATGGTCGTTATCTATTAAGTCAAGCTGAACAATATAATGGTGCTATATCTATGGATAGAATAGAGAAGTACTTACAGAATCCTCAACTATATAATGCTGCATTATGGGGAGTTATTGGCGGTGTTACTTTTGGTGGTACTATGTCAGCTATTAATAATCGTAAAGGTGGTAATGTAGAAGAGAAACAACGTATTGCTGAAATCAATGGTCGTGAGCAAGTATTTAATGAATATGCTCGTCAGATGAAGATTATCGAAAATGGTGAGAATCCATTTCAGATAGAACGTGATGCTAAAGGTAATCCTATTACTTATCTTGATGATGGAACTGTTAGCCAAGACCCAACAATAGGTACTACTCGTTATAGTAAAGTTAGTCCTGAAGAACAAGAAGATTTGCGGGCAGCGGCTAAAGAGAAGTTTACTACTACTCTTACTTTAAATGCTATTCGTTCAGGTAATTATGAACTACTTGAAGATTATATTGAAGACCCTAGACTAAAGAAAAAGCTAGTAGATGCAGGTCTTACTGATGAAGCAGAGTATGATAGAGATACTCAATCTATAAAAAAGACTATGCGCAATGTTCTTGATAGATATATCAATTATTCTAGTGCATTACGTAGTGCTAATATAGATGATGCTCTATTAGATGTAGCTATATCAGAGAATATAGTTAATGCACAAGAAGCTGATTTACTAAATAAACGAATAGAAAGAATTAATACTATTCAGTCTCAATTAGAGAATACTATTCCTGCTATTAATGAAATTCTCGACCCAATGGCTAAGAATCGTATGCAACTAGGTATATTAGAGCAGTATCGTCGTGAAGTAATGTCTACTTATAATAGTCTAAAGAATAGTAATAATCCTTTGGATAAAGCACAAGCTAGTCAATACTTAGATATATCTAAGATAATAGAATCTAAAGTTAATGACTTACGTAGAGGTTTAAGTCCTATGGAAAGTTTATTCTTAGATAATGTTCGTAGTGTAGAAAATATAGCTCTTGGAATAGAAGGTAGTCAAGAACAAAACGCACTTATTAAGAAACAGATAGAAGAATTAGATGAAAATGATGTAGCTCTGTTTAAACAAGCAGGTAAAGACTTTAATCTAGGAAGTTTATCTAAACAAGTTCGTGCTATTAATTCAGAGTACATGGATAATATGGGACAGATACTTCTCGATGAAATTCGTAGAGATAACTATCGTTCTAATATTATTACTACTAATGAACAAGCTAAAGAGTTTGAAGATACTCGTAAGAAAGAGTTTGAAGAAGCTGCTAAGAAATTAGTTAAGTCTGCAAAGAAGAATCTTAATGATTTCGTTAATGTAGCTACCGAAGAAGAACTTGCTAAGTTAGATAAAGCACTAGATAATGCGTTTACAGAAGAAGAATCTCAAGATACTAGTAATAAGAGTTTATCTAATGCTGTTAGTATTCTATCTAATTCAGAAAATGGTAAGAAAGATATAGCGTCTTTAAGAGAAGCTATTACTAAGAGAAGAAATAGTCTTGCTGCACAAAGTCAGACACAGCAACAGACTGGAAATAATCAACAACAAGGTTCCTCTACGGGGGAAACGAGGAGCGAAGCGACGAGGCAAGAAGAACCAGCGGTCAAACCTAGTCCAAAACCTAAACCAAAGACCGCTAAAGAGAAGAAGCTAAAAGAAACATTAGATAAAGTAGTATCTAAAGCCAATTCAGGTGTTGTAAATAAAGCTAATATTAATAACTTAGAATTTACAATAGTAAAGCCTTTTGCTAGTCTAGGAGATGTTAGTAGAAAACCGGTTAAAGTAAGTGCAATAGATGTACGTGTTAGTAAATTTGGTAACGTTAGTATTGACGGAATGGATGCTAAAGGCAATATAATTGCTGATGTTACTATTGATGAATTAAATGCCGCTATTGCTATTGGAGATGTTACTTACGTAGATACTAGTAAATCTGATGAATCTGCTCCTGCCGATACTAATGTTCTTGAATCAGCTATATCTGATAATGACTTAGAAGGGCAACGCCAACGTATAGAAGAGATAAATCTAATTATAGATTTATATAATCAAATACAAGGTAATCAGATAGAAGGTAAGACATTTACTAGTCTTAATGATATGATGATTTATCTACAACAGTTAAATCCTAGAGCTGTTAGTTTGTATAATGATATTAAGATTCTAGCTAATCGTCAAATAGTAGATGGTAAGATAATTAATGTTGATGAAGAGATTAAAACTCCTTCTGATATTATACAAGAAGCTAGTAAGACTTTAGATAAAGCTGTTGCAGAAGATAAACAGAATAGCAAAGATAATGGTTACTTCTTTAATTTAGTTAATCTAAACGATAGTCAGGTTTATTCTCGTATCGGTCAATTAAAGACTAATGATACAGTAAGTGTAGAACTAGATGAAAATGATAATCTTATTGTTAAATCTCGTGGAATTAAGATAGGTGAGTTTCCTAAGATTGGTTATAATAATGGTAATGTTGAAGTTATGAATCAAGGTTGGAGATACACTGTTAGAAATGGTAATATAGATTTTATAACTCAACTCCAATCTATTATTAGTAATGAAGATGAAAATGCTAAAGAATTTGTACAAGTACTTAATAACATACGTCGTTTGTATCGTGTTCGTAATAACCCTGAAGTCGAAGGAACATTCGGACATCAGCTTAATGCTCTACAAGAGAATAGTTACTGGCAGAATTTAACTAGTTTGTTTGGTGATACACAGACTAATCTATTAGATAGGATTAAACATCTTAATAATATCATATTCTTTAATAATGCTCTCAATGTTAATCAGCCTAACTTTAGTACTATTGTTAATGAATCGTTAACTAATTGGATGAATAAACTCAAGAAGTCTTATACTGACATTAATAACTTAAAGTCCTCTATTAGTAATACTAAATCTAAAAAGAAACGTTTAGTTGTTGGTCGTACAAGTTCAGGTAGTGTTATTTATGCTAGAGATAAACAAGGTAATCCTATATATCGTAAGTTTGGAGACGTAACTACTAGTGAAGCTACTGACGGTTATCGTCTAGTAGTAGGAGTTGATGGAGGAGTTGCTGATATTAAATCTAATAGCATTATTGCTGCTAGTCGTATTCCTAGAGGTGTGGTTGGTATGACTATTAAAGATTCAGAAGGTAGACTTATTGCTGTTACTAGTCGTGAGAATACTATGAGTAATAGTGAAACAGAAGCTACTGAATATACTAAGAGATTCAACGAAGGATTAGATAAGTTGTTCCATTCATTAGTAGATGCTACTCTACAAGGAAATACTGATTTACATCAACAACTATTAGATGAAATATCTAAGTATGTAGGTAAACAAAAAGCTCTTTATGGTTATGAAGTTGTAGGTCGTGCTTTTCGTCCTCTTAATAAGATTGGACCTACTATTTATTTTAATGTTGCTGATAGAAATGTAGCGTTTGCTATACCAGGTGAAACTAAACCTAGAAGGCTTATGGCTCGTATGCCTAATGGTTTTGTTCCTACTAATAATCATGGTAACTTTAGTACTATGATGGAAGGAGTATATGCCACACTTACTCGTAATGTTATTAATTCAGCTATTCGTGGTGAATCTAATTTATTTAGAATGGTAGACGGTAAACTACAAGCTAAGATACCCAATATACTTCAAGACGAATGGATGGATACAGGTTACAGTAGTTATGAAGAGTTCGTAGCTAAAGACGGAGTATTAGTTACAGACTTAGGTAATGTTACTGACAGTAAAGGCAATATTATTAGTAACTTTAATTATGTAGGAGATGTATATAATCGTAATATTACTCTTATGAATCCTAGTCGTAGTGCTGGTCGTACTAACGCGGCTGACACCGCTGTTTCCCCCATAGAGGAGCAACAAGTTGTATCTCCTATTGCTACACCTGACCCACTTGCTAGTCAAGATAGTGCTCCACAAGTAGGTACTCTTATGGAAGTTGCGAAAGCTAATACTACTAATCCAAATCTATTATCTGTTGTTTCGGCATTAGAATCTGCTGGTATTGCTCTTAATCCTGATATTGAAATAGTAGGTGAAAAAGGTAGATTTGCAGGAATAGTTGCTGGTGGTAATACTATTACTCTTACTAATAGATTCGATACTCTTGAACCTGAACGTAGAGTACTTACTCTTATACATGAGGGAGTTCATTATCTACTTAATGATGAACGTGCTAATATAGAACAATCATTTGGTGACCTGTATGATAAGTTTAGTAGTTTTATTAATCAGGATTCTGCTTTAGTAGAAGAATACGGAAGATTTTTAAATAGTGATAAACCTAGAAGTGTAGCAATTGAAGAATTTGTAGTTGAAGCTATTACTAATCGTACATTTGCTAGATTACTTGCTAGAATTAAATATGATTCTAAAACTAATACTGAATCTAATAATCTATTTACTAAGATTGTTGATGCTCTAGTAGAGATTATAGGTAAAGTTGGTAATATAGATAATACATTACTTGGTGAAGTTCGTAATCGTTTATCTACTATTGGATTAGAAACATCTGATACAGCTAGTACTACAAGTACTGTTCACGACGATGTATTTGATAGAGCAGAAGAAGATACAGGAACTCCTGCTGATGATGCTTTTGATATTCCTACCATAGACCTAGACTTAGATAGTTCTATAAGTGATAACTATCGACAAGTCGATAACTTCGATAGTTTAGTGGAAGGTTTGAATAACCGTCAGAAGGCTATTGTGAGCCATTTGTTTGACACTGGTGAGCTTAGTTTCGTATGTAGCTAACTAAGATAAACCTAGAGACGAAAGTCCCGTAGAAAGCCTAAGAATGAGCCATTCTAAAGCCGCCTACGGGACTTTTCTGTTTTCCCTATCTTACTATCGAGACGCTATATAAAATGTGAATTTCGGCAGGATTTTGCGGTCTACAGGCGTCCGTCAGTCTTCGGAACGTGTGGTTTCAGACTATTCGATAAATATATTTGATAGTGTTGATAATAATGCTATCTTTGATACTGTTAGTAATTACTTAATTAATAATATAAAGTATATGAGTTGTACTCCTAGTAATCCTAAATTAGATAAGCTATTAGAGCTTACTAATAATGATGTTAGAAAGTCTACCGAATATCTTGCTACTATCGAAGATGCTAGTTTTCGTGAATGGTATCAAGAAAAGACTGGTAGAGATTTCAATGAAGAGAGTATTGATGCAAACACTGTTAATGCTGTTATAGCATATAATAACAGAGAGACGATTAATACTCAAGATTATGTTCAGAATGTTCGTACTTCACGAACCGGTGTATTTGGTAATGATATAGCAAAGGAAGACCATGCTATTAATATTCTTAGTATTATTTATCTAAAGAGCCAAGGAAGTATTCGTAAAGCTCTTGCTAATAGAAAACGTAAAGGTGAGAAAGAAGTCCTAAAGGATAAAGCTGGTAATGAGTTAAGTCCTCAAGCTGCTGTAAAGTTAACTATGATTACTTATCTTAATCGACATCTTAAAGAGAATGATAAGAAACTTACGCAAGAACAAAAAACTTATATCGGTACTATTATTCGTAATCTTTATGATGGTGGTAATTATAACCGTAATGAGTTATTTGATATTGTTATTAATTCACCCGAAGTTATTAGTCTTAGCAAAGAGTTTGGTATAGATACTAACGAGGATTATGAAACTAATGACGATGCTAAAGAAGGAAGTGAACAAGATAGTCGCCAAGAAGACCCTGAAACTATTGCTTCTTTACGTGCTGATTGGCTTGGACTAGCCGACCAACGTAAAGATATTGACAAGAATGTTAGTAAAGAAGTAAAAGAATGGTTTGCTCGTTTACCTAAAACTAATAGCAATTCATTTATTAATGAAAAACCTGATACAGCTAGTGATACTTATTCAGGTATAGCTGAAAGTGCTGGATTCTCTAGTTCTTTTAAAGCATTGAATAATTATGGTAACTTCTCTAGTGTTGAAGCTATGGTAGAAAGTTTTCATACTATTGCTGAAAGATTTAAAGAAATGTCTCATTTAGAATATGCTGCTCGTCTACTAGAAGATGAAGCTAATGTTCAGATAAGAAATAAGATATTTACTCAACTAAAACAATCTATTTGGGAACGTAATGAAGTAATTCAAAGCGCAGACGGTTCTAATGTAGTGACTAAGAATCGTAATACTTTCCCTAAACTTAATCTGCAAAATAAGATACTTAATAGTTTTGATTCTCTTGTTCATAATCCTTCTATTATGAATGGAGATGTTGCAGTATTAGAAGAACTTAAAAATAGATTATCCAAATTAAACAATTCAGATACAAATGAAGTACAAGAAATCTCGGAAGAGCTTGCGGCAATCTTTAATAAATATAACTTCGGCATCAATAGACAGGGTGTTATTAACTACATTCGTAGCTTCGGTGATAGTCAACTTTCTAATATCACTAGTCTTGTCAACGATTTGCTAGAATTTAATAAAGTTGTAGCTAATGCGTCTAATATATTAAAGATAGATAATGAAGCACAACGTATATATTATGTAGGTGAATATAGTAAAGCTAAGAATGATGAAGAATATGTGGTAGTTCCTTTTGATAAATCTCAACTACAATACAAAGGCGGTTATGCTAATAATATAGCCAATCGTATATCTAATAGATTTAAAGATTATCAGATAGTAGATTCTGAATTTAATAGTATTAATGCAGAGAACAATCTAGTTAGTGATATTCTAAAAAACAACTATATAAGTAAGTTCTTTGAAAGAATTAACGATAATCGTTATAATGATAATCCTGTTAGTAATACCGAACTACGTGATTACTTAGTTAAATTTGCTAATATTCCTCAATACAAATATAGTAATATTCTTATTGAGAAAACTTTGTCTAATGGAAAGATAGTCCCAGGTTTACTTCGTCTTACAGATACTGGTTATGAACTAACTGAATATTATCGTGAATTTGGCGCACAACTATACAACGGAGTTAGTAACGAAGTAACAGGAAAGGCTAAATCTTATAAAGATATTAATGCTCTCGAATGGGATATTATAACTCTGAACGAATATGCTAACAATGGTGAAAATTATGAAATGACTAAAGGAGTTAAGAAATCTAAGTTCTTTACTCAAACACCTTCTGATGCACCTAAGACTTTCGTATTCAATAGTTATAAATTAGATTATACTGGACTATTTAATGCTAACAGTTCTATTTACCGTGGTCATCCTATATATGTAGCTTATGCTAATATTTATGCTAAAGAACTTGCAGAAATGGCACAAGCTATTAACTTCTTATTTGAGACAACTGTTGAGAATGGAGTAGTAACTATTGTATCAGATGAAAATGGTAAGCCTAAGATAAAAGACGAGTTTAAAGATTTACGTAAATCTGAAGCTAGACTTAATTATCATTATCGTAAAAGTATTCTTGATAGCAATGGCAAACCAACTGGTAATGTATTTAAATTTAGAAGTCTACTTATTGATAAAGTTAAAAACCTTAATAAGTATAATAGTGAGACAGCTAAAACGGTAGATATGAATTGGCTATTTGAAGGAGGCGATGTATTCTCACTCCTTTATGGGGGAAAGAATAGTGAAATATCATTGATACAAGACGAGAATGGAGAATATAATATTAGACTTACTGGTGAACTTCGTAATTCAGTTTATAATTATATAGATAATTATATTAATTATAGAATACAAGAAGCTGTTGCTAAATACAGTTCTAATAAAGAGTTTGTAGATAGATATAAGAACGCTAGTCAAGAATCATTTAATGCTTTTATTGCAGAAATGGTACTTAACTATGAGATTCAATATAACAATCTTAATGATATGTTCTTTGGAGATGAAGCATATTATAAAGATTCTCGTGATACAATTAAACGTAATAAAGAATATCAAGCCGGAGGATTAGCTTATGCAGGTTATGACTTATACAATATACAGAAGCATTTGGGAGATATAGTAGTTTCTCCTAATAAGACTATTAGTGTAGATAGTAGTTTTAAATATATTACTCTTGAAGATGTTCAAAGCAAAGGTGGAGTTATTGAAGATTTAAAGAAACAATTAAAGATAGCTAAAGTATCTAAAGAGACAGAAGCATTTGTACTTAAACAGTTTGCTAAAGATAAATCAGAAGTAACTGATGCTCAATCGTTCATAACCTTAGACGAATTTGTTCGTAGAATATATCTACGTGGCGAGTATGATAATTATAAAGACTTAATTGAAGCTCTTTATGATGAAAGTAAACCTATTGATAATGTTAAGTTAGGAGAATTATCTAAGAAAATACAAGTTCAAAAGAACTTCTATTATGATTTAGAAATAGATAATGATGCTAAATTAGCTAATCCTATTCAGATTAAAAATGCTGAATTTGTACTCATACCTAGATTTTTAGGTAATAGTGAACTTGGTTTACTTGCTAAATATATGACTGATAATAATATTGGTCAGGTAAACTTTACTACTACCGAAAAGGCTACAACTAATAGAGTATTAGAGTTTTGGGATGCTCATGGAAAATTCCCCTCTAAAGAAAGGTTGAAACGGTTTAACGAGGACATCCAAACTAAGTATAAAACTGGTTGGTATTCTAATCTATATACGCAACAAGATATTCCACAACACATGGACGGTGAGAATAAAGCTGGATTGCAGATAGTTAAGAAACTAATTGATAATATAGGTAATACTCCCGAAGGACAATCTCTTATTAAAGATTTCTTTGATAACTTTACCGCTAATATTCAAGATAGCTTTAAAGATGCGGCATCTCGTATTGGAGTTAGTATTGACGCTAGAGGTAACGTAGTATATGAAGAAGGAAAAGTTAAGATTGATAATAATCAATTTATAGCACTTATTAAAGACGAGTTAACTCGTAGAGGATTAGATAGTAATTATCGTAAATATGCCGAAATCAATCCTGAAACTGGATTGCCTTATATGCCTGCATGGACTAACTTAGTTCGTAGTAAGATAGAAAACATTGTAAATAGTATATTTACTAATCGTGTTACTCGACAAGTACTTCCTGGTTTTCATGCTAGTCAAGTATCAGATGTTGGTATAACAGCTTTGTCTGGTCGTACAGATTTAAGAGATTTAATGCAATCAAAAGTAGAAGAGAAGCACGGATATAGTCTAGGACGTAAACTTACTTATCATAAAGACGGAAGTCAAATAGTAGAAATACTATTACCTAAATGGATGGTTAAGGCTTATAATACTTATGATAATGAAGGCAATCTTGTACATGAAGTAACTTTAGAGGACTTACAAAATGCTGGATTAGATACTATGATTGGTTATCGTATTCCAACAGAAGGTAAACAATCTATTGCTGTTATGAAAGTAGTAGGTTTGTTAGATGAATCTCAAGGTTCTACTATTGTAGTTCCTGATGAATGGGTATTACAAACTGGTGCTGACTTTGATATTGATAGTATTTATGGTATATATCATACAGCTTATTTCGATAGAAATGGTAAACCTCATAAGGTCGAATATATAGATGGAGAAGATGAAGTAAGTACTTATCGCAGATATATTGGTTATATAAATTCTTTAATAGATAAAGAAACTCGTAAAGCTACTAATTCTGAATTTACTAAAAAAGAATTTAAAGAAGCTCGTAAAGCTGCAAGAGAAACTGTTCGTAAAGCTAATGAAGAATATGATAAATTCTTAACTGACCAAGTTAGAGATTTAATAGCTGAAACAGATGAAACATGGGCTGAGCTTCCAAGAGAAATAAAAGATAATCTTACTATTACTTTTAAATCAAAAGAATTAAAGTTTGGTGAAAGAGTAGACGTTATTGTAAGTAAGATGGACTTTTATGAAAGTGAATATGCTAATGATGAATATGTTGCTAAGTTTGCACAACAGTATCGCAATATTCAATCTGTTATTAATGAACAAAGAGAATTTTATCAAAATGTAAAAGATAACGCTGAACAACTAGCTATTGATTATGCTGATGAAACTCGTAGAGCTAGATTAGAACAAACTATTCAAGCAAGAGCTGAAATAGTAGGAGCTATGTCTCTTGAAGAATTTAGTCAATTAACAGTAGCTCAACAAAATACTCGTGATGCTCGTAACAATAAAATAGTAGATACATTTATTAATATAATGAATCTACCAGTATCTATTGGTGAGAACTTATCGTCTAGTAATTTTGAAGATATTAAAGCTGCAAAGAGTAATATCTTTGAAGGTTTGTCAGAGACTTATCGTAATATTAATTCAGTAATTGCTCAAAATTGGTATCGTGATGCTAATATGTCCGGTGCACGTCTTAAAGCTATTTCTGTTAATCGTGACAACTTTGCCTCTATTGGTAATAAAGCTAAGACTATTATTGACGGTGCACACGGTGGTTTTAGGTTTACTTATACATATAGCACAGAGAAAGAAGCAAAAGACGCACAAAGTAAACTAAGAAAACGTTTTAGAGATGTAACTAGAAAAGGTAAAGAAGTAACAGTAGACCATAATCAATTAGGTTGGAGTTACGATAATCTTAATATAGATAATCGTTTAATTACTCCTTACTCTTCTGAAACTACTGCACTTATTCTTGACGGTGTAAAAGAAGGCGGTGTTCCTAATGTAGACTTGTATACTTTTGACGTATATAAATCTATTGTAGATTGTGGTGCTAATTATGAAACATCTATTCTATTTATTAATCAACCAGTAATAACTGAACTTATCGCTAGACAAAATGCTAATGATAATGTATTTGGAGAAACTGGATTTAATCCTCTTATTGGATTAAAACGAGACATGTATATAAGATTAGCTAAAGCTGTTGGTATTCCTGCTAATAACATTACTAAAAAGACTCGTCTTAAAGATGTTAAGAAAATGCTTGAAAGTAGAGAAATAAAGATTAACGAAGACGAACTTCTCGAAGAAGGAATAAAAGTAACTGAACTAAGAGAACATCTTAAAGATAATGTAGAGAATATTGATTCTGCTAATACAGAGAATCTTATATATCAGATTAAAGCGTTAAGAGCATTTGAATATTTCAAAGAGATAGGTAACCAAATCAATTCTAATATAATGGTTATCACTAGTGATAAGTTTGGTGCTGGTAAATCTGCAAATGAAATTGATAATGTTATTAATCGTATTAATGATATTAAAAAGAATAATATTACTCGTATAAAGAAAGGTCAACCTGTTCTTAAAGCAGTTACAGAAGAAGGTAATAAATATCTAATAAATGCTATTTATCCTAAGACTAGTTTCAATACTATTAATGATATTAATCAGGATGAATTAGAATCTGCATATCCTTCTTTATATTATCAGTTAAAGTATAGTTGTATAGCTACTGAAAAGATTATTCGTGATAGTGAGATATTCAAAACTCAAACACCGCAATTCCGTGAATTAGTAAGTAGGTTTGGTATTCGTAATCTTCAAACTATTCAGCAGTTAGAGAGCTTTATTATTAACATGAGCCAAGCACAGTCTAACTTTGTTAATACTAATAGATTCATAACTAAAAGTGATAATGAATTTATACCTAGTTATAATCTAAATCTTATTAGTAGCCAACAAGATACTCGTGCTAGATTATATGGATATACTGATATAGTAGGTAGTTTCGATATGTCTGATATGTCTGAAAAGAACGTAGAAGCATTTATGAAATTATCTCCTGCCAATAAAGTAGCACTAATTCAAAGATATACTTCTGACAATAATCTATTTAAGAATTTAAATGTTGAGTATAAAGGTCGTCGTAATAGTTATGATAGAATAACTATTGTTGATAGTACTATATCTACTGAATCTCAATATCAAATGTTTCGTAATGCTTGGCATAATAATAATCCATTTATTAAACTTGCTACTATGGATTTGATAAGATATTCTATGGTAGTAGAAGGTTATAAGTTTAAAGGTGGTACAGTTAGTAAAATTATTCCTGTTGAATTATTATATGGACAAGATACTGGTATTGATTCTGATAATGGAGTTTCTTCAGCTACTAATATTATTAACGATTCAGATAGGGCTATTAATAGCATGATTCAATATGGTAGTGAGACAGGAACTTATGAAAGAGCTAGCAATGATGCAGCTACTATCGAGAAGTTACGTGACTTATTCTTTAGAACTAATCCTAATAATCCTGATGTATTAGTATTTGAGAATAAGAAGTATAAAGAATCCAATAAGATAACATTTAATAGATTAGGTGTTGGAAGACTTAGCTTTAAAGAAGCTCAAGAACGCGGAATGATTACTGGTAGTGAGAATAATCGTAGGTATCGTCATTATGCTAAGACTAATGATAACAATAAAACTCTGCGATTATATAAACTAGTATATTATAACGATACTGTTTATATGTTACCTACTAATCCATTAGAACAGAATGAAATCGGAGAAGTAAGCGTTAATCCTGATAATAATAGAATGTTTCTTCCATTAGATATATTAGAAGATGTTTCTATTAATCAATATGATGCTGCTTTTATTAGTTCTGTAAATATCGGTATTACTTCTGATACTCGTAAGTTTATGGTTCTTCCTACTGTATTTGAAAGAGGAGCTGATACATTAATCGAAGAAGTATTTCCTAATAGTATTGTCTTGACTTCCCCCATAAAGGAGCAACAAATTGATACTTCTCGTAAGTACATTGTAGCTATTACCGATAATAATACTCTATTAGAAACTATTGAATCTCTTGATGCAGCCGGTGTTCATGATTATGTAGTTGCTGCTCCTAATATGAATTATAATAATATTCGTAGGATTATTAATGAACGTAATAATGCAGACATTGCAGCTAAAAGATTACAGATAGCCATGACTAAGTTAGATGCTAATGAAGTTCAACTTAGAAAGAAAAGGTCTGATAATTCTGAATCTCCTTATTATGCTCAACTTAAAGCTAGCATTAATCAAACTATTAATGATGTAAATGTTAATGGTATTGGCTTTGTTCCTGTTTTACAAACAGTAATAGATAATACTGGTTTTAGACCTAATGGATATTTCAGATATGAGAAAGAAGGCAATGTTTATATTGTTACTAATTTAGGACGTATAACTACTAAGTCAGTTAATCTTGCTCCTGATTATTCATATAGTAGAAAGACTGTTATTAATAGTGTATCTCAATTAGAATTTCCTAGACGTAATGCTTTAACTCAAGTAGTTAAAGAAAATGCTAGATTAGATAAGTTCGCTAATAATAATATTATTCGAGTTCAAACAGAAGAGAACTTTATTAATGAAGATATACTTGAATCTGCATTGATAGATAATGATAAAGAGATAAATGATTATATATCTCGTGTTATTGAAAGTGTTGAACGTAGTAATGCTAATGTAGAAGAAGCTGCATTAAACGATGCTTTCCGTTCATTTACAGCTATTGATTTACGTTCTAATACAGCTACTAAGTTAAATGATAACTTACGTGAACAAGCGTTGAGAATTATCAATGGTTATACTAATAGACGTATTGATGATTTCTTATTTGATATACACAACTTCTTTACTACTTATGTTACTAATCCTGACGGAACTTATAAGTTAGATGAAAATGGTAACAAGATAGTTCAAGAGAAATGGAGTATAACTAATAAGAAGTTATTCGACCTTATGTTAAAGGATGAAACATTACGTACTCGTTATGAGATGTTCCTAGATGATATTAATAGATTTGTAGAAGACTATTCTATTATTGAAGCTATTCAACCTTATAATATTGATGAGGCTTATACTGTAAGTGAAACAGAAGAAGAAATCGAAGGTTTGCGTAGAACTAATGATATGCTTAAACAGATTAAGGATAAGTTCAAACGTATCAAAGACTTAGATAATGTAGTTAAACGTAGTACTAAGATGTACTTCGATAGTTACATTACTAGTCTTTCTAGTGACCCTCGTGTACAATCTAATATGCTTAGTATTACAGAAGCATTTGAAGATGAAAACTTCTTCCAGTTTTGGTTGGCTGATAGTCAAGAAACACATATACCAATAGTTCAAATAGTTCTTAAACAAATGATGAATCAGTTAAGAGCTAGTGAAATAGAAGCTAGAGACAAAAGGATAGCGTTTACTTCGGCAATATCAACTATCATTGAGGACGCGAAAAACAACGGTATAGACGTGTCTCTGAACGATATTTTGGACGAAAATGGCAATCTTTTGCTGCCGTATAATGAAACGTTCACTGAAAAATTAAGGTCGCTAAAAGAGGATGTAAAGCTGGCACAAATCGAAGACCCGAATGGTCGAGACGGTTTAATATATAAGAAAGCTAAAGATGAGTTAGAGAAGTTCTTAATAGATAATGTAGAACGTGAATACGTTAAAGAGATGTATCAAGAGTACTACAATACAAACCAGTTACTTAATAAATACCCTGAAACTTATGTTAAGTTAATGAAGCTATTGCATGAAGAAGGAGATATATTAAGTACAATGATTGACAATGATTATAGTACTCTTACTGTTCAAAATGAAAGACGTCTTAACGAGATTCAAAGTGAACTTACTGAAATGCGTGCTGTTATTGATGTTGACGGTAATTATAAAGAGAATTATTATGAAGCTAATGCAGTTAATAATTATCTATTGTCTCGTCGTCAACTTAATAATAAGTATAAAGAAAACAGACCTAAGGATGCTTTTACTATTCGTTATAAACAAGCTATTGAAGGACTTCAATACCCTGAAACATCTGAAACTTATCGAGAATCAGCTGAATGGCTTAAAGCTAATACTGACTATAAGTTAAAAGGTGAGTTCTTAGATGAGTTAAAGAAGGCTTATATGGATACTCGTGCTGGCAATCCTTTCGATAGTTTTGTTCGTACTATGGCATACGGTAAGTATGATGAAACAGGTGTTATTGACGGCACCAAGTTTACAGAAGTGCAAATAGCTAACTTAAAGAAACATCAAGAGCAAATGTTTGCAGCAGCTGTTGGTAGAGTTAAGCCAAATGAAGAACAAGCTCAAAAATGGTTAGATGAGCATATAAGCTATATCAATACTGTATACTACGAAGCTATGTATGTGGCTATGAACAAAATGGGTAAAGTAGTATTTGATAAATGGTATAACGAGAATCATGTGCTTAATCCTATTACTAAAGAATACGAACCATTAGCTATTTGGAGACAAATGATAGTTAAGGACGAAGCTAATAATATGGAATATAGTCCTAAATATAAATGGTTAGAAACTAAAGTTAAAGACAAGTACAAGAATCCTAACTATGATGAAGTTAAGTTACAACCTTCTACTAATAAATATCGCAATGATAAATATTATGGAATGAATAACTATCAGCAACAACTATACAATGAAGTAGATAATCTACTTAATAGTCTTGTTAAAGATAAACGTAGTCGTGCTTATATTAATCGTGGTTATTTACCTAATCAAGCTATTGAACAACCTCATCAAGGTTTTACTGATTATTGGCAAGACTTTAAACGCAGTCATGGTTGGTATGATACTCCTAATAAATCTGATATAGAGCTTAATCTATATAAGAGATTTAGTAATGCTCCTATGTTACATAGTTTATCAGAGATTAAACTTCTTCCTATTCGTGAGAAACAAGAAGGTGAAACTATTGATGAATATCTAGCTTATGTTCGTGAAACACAAACTAAGAATAATGAATTACGTAAGCAAAGGGCGCAGGAAAATGCAGAGCGTAATAATCCTAATGTTCTTGAAAGACTTAATTCATTTATTGATAGTATGTATAACTTTAATACTCGTAATGATATAGCTAGATTAGCTAAAATTACTAGTAATCAATTACGTAATATGGATATTATTAAGAGAAATCCTAACGATAAACTTATGGATAATAGATTACTTAGTAGAATTACTGGTAAACAAGAAATACGCACAACTAAAAGTGATGATTCTAATATAGTTAAGCATTTTGAGAATCAAGTTCGTAAGTTAGTATTTAATGAATTTGAAATGGACGAAGGTACTCGTTCTAAAGTATCTCGTGTTATGCGTAATATGGTATCTAGTAAGTTTATGATGTTAAACGTTACTGGTGGTATTGCCAACGTATTATATGGTAAGACACAGATACAAATGGAAATGGCTGCCGGACAATTCTTTAAATACAAAGACTTCCGTAAAGGCGAGAACGAATGGATGCAGAATGTAGGTAGTTATCTAGCAGATGCCTATAATGAAACTACTAATAATGAAACTAATGCTGTTATTAGATTATTCAATGTTATTGAATCTGATATGGTAACAGAACGTTATGGTAAAGGTAGTAATCCAATGGGTAAACTAGAAAATCTATTGTTTATCCAACAGACAGCAGGTGAACATTATATGCAGAACGCTACATTATTAGCTATGCTTCATTCTCATAGAGTAGTCAATATTGATGGCAAGAATAAAATAATGTCATTTGAACAGTATGCTATGAATCTTAGAGAAGAAGCGTTACTTAAAGTTCTTCGTAAGAATAATCCCGAACTAGTTGCTAAGTACAAAACCTTTAAAGATAAAGTACTTGAATCTTACGTTGAGAAAGAACGTTATGTTAAGTTTAAAGCTGATATAATAACTGATTTCTTACGTTCGATTCCTAAAGAACTAAGGCAAGAGTTTAAAACTACTTATAAAGAAGATACTAAAGAAGAACGAATTAAGTTTGAACAACATCCTTCTTTTAGAGAAAGTCTTATCTTGAAGAACGGTGTTGCTACTCTTAAACCTGACAGTGGTCTTACTAATGATGATATTGCAGCTTTCCGTAATAAGGTTATATCAGTTAATCATCAAATACATGGTATCTATGATAAAATTGGTGCTAATCAATTACAACAGTCTTGGTGGGGAGCTTTACTAATGCAATTCCATAAACACTTAGTTCCTGGATTCCAAAAACGTTTTGGTTATCGTTTAGGTCACTTTGACGGTATATATAATGAAACTAGAGAGTCTATTAGTAAAGGAACTTATGTTAGTTTAGGTGAGTTTATAGCAATGCCATTTAAGAAATACTACGAACTTAATGATAGTAACGAACTTCAAGCTGTTCGTACTCTTCAAGGAATTGCTAAAGGTTATGCAGATTTTGTAGCTAATCTTACTACTTATTATAACATTCTTCCTGAATATGATAAAGCCAATATTCGTAGATGCTTAGGTGAATGGATAGCTATTACTAAAGCAGTAGCACTATTTGTAGTAGGAAAATTAATGCTAGATGACGATGATGATTCTACACAAGTAGCTGACTATATCCTATATAGTGCTGACCGTCTAATGTCTGAAACTATTCAATATACTCCGTGGGGATTAGTTAATGAAGGTAAGAAACTATATAGTCAACCTGTTGCTGCATTAAGTATTGCGCAAGATAATCTTAGATTATTAGGAGCACTTTGTAGCTATATTATTACTGGTAATCCTGATGATTTATATTATAATTCAGGAAGCTATTCAGGTGAAAATAAACTTGTAGTAAATTTCTTTAAACAAGTACCATTAGTTAATCAGATTATAAAACATGAAAGACTTGGTGCTAATAATAGTTACTATAAAGTACGTAGTAGTCCGTTTAGTGGTTTAGGTCAAGTTGTTGCTAATATGATTACTGATGAAGATGAAGAATAACTAACTACTTAATATTACAACTCATGGTGAAGCCGGATTGCTTGTGAAAGTAGTCCGGCTTATTGTTTATATCAAAATAATTGCTACCTTTGCAGTGAACAAGTACCTACCGTCTCGGACTGTTGTACGAGATTTAGCATTTGCTATCTGACTAACTAGATTAGTTGCGTGTAGTGTGGAGAGCTAGGGAACTCGATTAGTCTTAGTACTTATAAGTATTATTTCATTTAGGCAGTGTCTCCGCCCTAGTGCAAAACCTCGGACGATAAATAGAAACAAAGCTACAAGGATTAGTAGAATGATTGTCAATAGAGATTGATTTAGCTTCACTACCCGAAAAAGAGCCGAATACTATTTACTCCGTCTATGACCTTACTATATCCAAAAAGTTCCCAAATGTTCTATCTAACGAAGAACATCTCCATGAACACTATCCCCAGTGCCGTTAGTATTATTGTTTGAAATACTATTATCAATATTAACTTCAGTATATCCCGCTAGCCTAACGGCTAGCTTTCTTCCCCCATAAAGGAGCAGGTTTACCGATAATTCCACTCCTTTATGGGGGATTTAGCGAGCTTTGCGAGCGTAGGCAAGTCCAGCAATACAACTATCATTAATACGTTGATTTTATCCAAGTACAACATAAAAAAAAAGAACTATCAACAGTATTACTACTATCAATAGTTCTAATCTATTATGAAGTTTCTATGGAAGATTTCGTTAAGAACAATATTATCATTATTACTATGAATAATAAATATCCCCATAACTTCTTTTCAGTTAATTCTTTTATAATACAATAGATTAACATTCCAAATGGTATTAATGCGAATATTAATCCTCCTATAATTATTCCAACGGTTTCTAGTGTCATATTATTCTTTCTTTAATATCTTTCTTTGCTCTTGTATATCCTTTGGTATAACCTTCAACAAAGCGATTAGTACATAATCTTCTCATATCTAAAGAACAAGGATTATAATTACACTTTCCACAATGTCTACTTAATCCATCTGATTGATATGCTTTTGCTTTAACACTTACTTTTATTGCCATATTTAATCAATTATTATTTCTTCAATCATAGATAGAGGAACTCCTACGCAAGTTGAATAGGTTTTGATTCCATTTCCTTCTTTTAATCGTTTTTGAATTTCTTCTTCACTGTAAGGCTTTTCAATAGAGCAATGCGTTCTGTCATATTCTTGCACTTCTTCGCTTTCGTGTTCTCTAACATCATAAGGTCTGTATAAAATCACATCACCTTCTTTTGCAGCAAGCATAACTATCCCATTTATGGGATATTTTACGATTCCAATTTTACCTTTATAACCATGATTTTTAATCAGATTAATATGATTTTTAATATCCATATATTAAATAGTTTTTAATTCATAAAATAAGAGTACCAGTATTACTACTAGTACTCTTAATAATGTATAACTAAAAATGATTATTACTTATTATTCTTTATACTTCTTTTCTATCTCTTGTAGTTTGAGATAAACTTTATTACGAGCTTTAAGTTGCGGTAAACAACTAACATATCGCATAGCTTTACGAATCTGTTTAATCATGTACTTCTCCGACTTCATCTTTTATTTCTTCTTTCGGTTCAACATAATGATTCCAAGTATTCACGAACTGATTAAGTTCAACTACAATTTTTTCTCGGCCAAAAGTATCATTGTCAGCACTAGGAGTTATATCTTCAAGAACAACATGAATAGTATTACTACCGTTCTTGTCTTGCATACGAGCTAGACTATTGCACTGATATACCTTATATGGTATCTTAGGATTTACTACTTTAGATTTAATTCCATAAGTTTCTATGGATAATACATTATTTAATTTAAGCATATTTTTTAGTTTTAAATAAGTTCTTTGAAATCAACGCCAGCTCTTGTAAGACGAGAAAGAAGAGTATCAGAATAGTTTCTCATAGAAGTAAGCTGACAAGCCATATCATTTCTCTCTTCCGCATCAAGTTTCCTAAATATAGGATTACCATTAATAAACGCATTAAGTTTATTAATTTTATCATTAAGCTCTTCATATTCTGTAATTACACGTTGAATATGAGGAGGATATTTACTTTCTTTAGGTTTAACATTAATACCGTATTTAGCCCATTGAAGAACAAATCCAAGATGTCCCCAAAGACTATTAATAACTTCTTCCATAGCGTATTGTTTACCAAGTTCCTCACTATAATTCTTTGGGTCAACACAAGAAGAATGACGAACAGTATCAAAACCACTACGAGTATGAGCATTAACAATGGTAGTCTTTTCTCCTATTGTTGTAACATCTACATCAGTAATAAAATTCTCAACATCTTCTTTTAGAATTTTAGTACCGTCATTATTCTCTGAAAGAGGATAATACGCAGCATCAGCTACATCTTTAGGTGACCAACTTTTATATCCGTCAGGATAAGTAACTTCATAACCCATATCATCAGGATGAGCATTACCAATTTTATAACCAGTTTGAAGCGCTATACTAGCACGCATTGGTTGAAGTTCGACTATTTTAATTCCAATTGCTTTCATAATTTAATTGTTTATTGTTTAAAATTAATAATTAGTTTATTTTCCAGTACTACCAAATCCTTTTACACCTCTTTCAGTAGTTCCTAGTTCTTCGAGAGTTTCAACTTCATCCCAAGCAATCTTCTCACGACGACGAACAAGAAGTTGACAAACACGGTCACCTGTTTTATAAGGAAAACCATTCATAACTTGTTCAAGTTCTTTTATACAATCGTTTGTTACTTCTTCGATTCTATTAGTAATATGTTTTAGTTGACGAATAGCCATAAGACTATCTTCTACACAACGAGACAAATGAATGTTAGTACGATTCTTAAAGATAACAAGAAGCTCGCCTCTATAACCCCAATCAAGAGTACCGGGACTATTAGGCATATAAACGTCTGTTTTAGTATTACTACTACGAGGACGAAGTTCCATTTCATATTCATCAGGAAGAGCAAAATGCAATCCTGTATGAATAATGGTTCTATCTTTGTCTGCATCATATTCTATACTCTTAGCATAGACATCACAACAGGCATCGCCTTCTTTACCATAAGTAGGTAATGGAACAGATTTATCTTCACGCCAAACTTTAACAGATACATTATCAATATCTCGTTCTAGTTTTTGATAAAGTTCATCTTGCGTTAATAAACCGGAGTTAAACTCAATAATAGCATTAGCTATTGCTTTACTTAATTTACTCATTATAATTATTGTTTTTAAATTTATGATAAGGACAATCAGTAGGACTACTAGGTCTTCTCCAAGAAGCAAAATCATCAGCATCTTCATTTATACATTTATATAGTGTATAATAATAGTACATTCTTCTATCCTTTTTTACTAGATAAGCACAGTTACCACAAGTTCTGATTTTATTCTTCTTTCCCATATAGATATTTTAATAAATGAACAAACCTAATTATAAATATTACAAATAGAACATGACCCAATATTGGAATAAAGAATAAAACACAGTTAAGAGTAACTGTGCTTATTAGTTCATCATCTAACCTTTCCTTAGTAATCTTTAATGCTATCCCAGCTATTATAATCTGAATAAGACATTCTATAACAGGGACATCTAATAAGATTGTTTTTAATACGGTTTCTAACTCCATTCTTTACCACAATTAATACATTTAAAAGCAATTGGGTCACTTTCTTCTTCACGCGGAACTTCTTCTAGTTTAGCGCCACAATTAGGACAACGTGGAACAGTAAATAACCCAATTAGTTTCTTAATAAAATTCTTTATTCCCATACACTAGCTAAAGCATAATTGAGAGCTTTAAGACTAGTATTATAGTCACCCTCAAATACAGTATTCTTTAAACGAAGCTCTTCTGTCTTATAGTCTTTGACATTAGAGAAATAACCAGTAACAGCATTATAAGCACCATAAGCTGTACCTGCTATCTGTCTTTGTCCAACACCTTCTTGATAATACTCAAAAGTATCGCAAAGAGTATTTAGCTTTTGCATAGATATTTCCGCAGCTTCAAAAGCAGAATTGTTTCTTTGAAATAAACCATTATATAAGTTTAACTCATCTACTCTTTCAAATTCTTCCCCCGTAAGGAAAGTTGCGGACAGATACTTCTTTACTTCTGCATCAGATACTTTAGTCTTGAACATTACTTTATACATATCCTCTTCTTCCTCTATCTTACGTTCAGTAAGACCGAGTATTTCAGGAACAGTAAGTATCTTAGTATTGACACTTCTATTATGTCTAAAAGATATATAGCTTTCAGCAGATATTTTAGCAGAATGAAGAGCGTTCATACAAATAACTCTTACAGGAGTAATCATCATTTGTACAGCACTACCACCATCATGGCTATTAGTAAAGACAAAATAATGTTGAATAGTATCATCAACACCACCAATATTAATATCCTTGTCAAAACTAGCTGACATGAATATCTTTTGTCCATAACCAAAATATCCTGCACGGTCAAGTTTTACCCTACTACCAAGAGCATCGTCAAAGAAGCCAAAAGCCATTTGATTTTGTACTACTTCGTATCGAGACTTTACTTTCCCAAGAGGAATATTAGTATCAGTACGATAAGTTGCAAACTCACCAGGAACATCAACAAATTCAAAGCCGTTAACTACATTAGGAAAAATAGAACCGTCACGACTAGCACCATTATCATGTGCCGGCATTTTTGCAGACAATTGACATTTAGCAACTGTATAATCAAGTTTAGCTTTTACAATAGCTTCTTCTGTTGTTTTACAATCACTAACATCTACTCCAATTTTTCCTCTCCAAGCAATTCCACGAGCTTTGTACTTAATTCTATAATCTGAATCTCTAAAATTAAATTGCATATCTAACTTTTTAATAAAGGTTTTCTTCTATTGAATCAATGGCTTGTTTACGATTACAACCATAAGTATTCATAATTCTCTCGATAAGTTCTTCTACCCAATCTTCTACTTCAAACATATTATTTAATTATTAATGATGTATTAGATACTTGTTTAACAATAGTAAGGTCAGCATTTAAATCCAAATTAGCTGCAACAGCTGATTTACTAGTAGAAGATTTAAATTCTACCTTATGAGGATTCTGTCCAATCCATTGAGCAAGATTGAAATTAGTAGCATTTGCTAGTTCTGATAAACGTATATTAATAGTTATTTCAGTATCAATAGCAAATATATCATCAGTAGTTACGTCGACGAAAGGAGATTGCACATCTTCCGACTCCTTTATGGGGGAAATTTCAGCTTTCATGTGAGCACTGATAATACGAGCAAGATACTCAATACTAAGACTTTCTTTAATTTCAGTACTCGCTAAGTATTCGGTAACAATATCTACAAACTGTCGGATAATATCAGAGATACGAATATCATCTAATATAGTAGTAGTTATATTACGAGAATAAATTTTATAAGTACTGCCCTCAATAACTTTGTTACCAGATTTACCAGTAGAACCAAACATAAGAACAGCTTCAAGAACAGCATCTTTAAGACGTCTAAGAGTATTATCTCTTGTTTTCTTAATTTGGTTAACACGAGCAACTTCGTCACTACATTCTTTAACGTCACATTGATAACGTTTAATTACTTGAAGATAATCAGCAATCTTATCTTTAAGATTATCTTCGGTAATACCTAGTTTAGCAACAAGTTCATCTGTTGCTTCACCTTCTTCGAGTTGCAAGATAATATCCTGCAACTCGGCTTTAATACTAAATAAACTACTTCCCATTATGTTTCGGTTTAAAAAACGGTTTGTTTTCAGTACTGTAACAATAGAAACTATTAGGACATCTCATACTTCCGTACTTTTCACAATTAGAGCATGAACGAGTAACTTCTTTATCCTTTATCTTTAATAGCTTCTTTGCTAGTTTCTTTAGGTTTTTCATATTCTTCTCTAATTAATTTATTCTGTTCTTTAATAGCTTTCATAATAAGCTCACGAGAATCCCAAAGACTTTCAGAACCAACACTTAGATAATAATGTTCAAGCACTTCTTCATTAGACATCTTTTGAAAATCTACAATATGAGGAGTAGCTTTAATAACATCATCAAACTTATTGGTAACATCGTTCAACAGATTATATAGTTTACTACGAATAATTACATTATCTGTATTGTTCTGTCTTATTCTAGCAATAAGAGCAGGAATTATCTCACTATTATGCATTATCTAATGATTTAATATATTCAATAGCTTCATCACGAGAATCACACAGCTTATCTAATTCGATATTGCGTTTCCAACCATCTCCTTCATTAGTAATAACAGTAACACCATACTTACCTTTGAAGGTTATACCATTAACTTCTCTATTATATAGACCATGCTGATTATCTTTTTCAGAACAACTTAGCTCTATAATATGATTGCCAATAGTATGATAACTATCAACAATAGGAGTAAAGAAATTACTTCCTTTAACTACACTTTGAAATATTTCAGCTCTTTCCATATTACTTAGCTAATAATTCATCAAGATAAGCATCTAGATTCTCGATAATCATATCTAATAATTCTAATTGCTTTTTCCATATCATTAGATTAAAATGACCGAGAAAGTTATCAGTTCTACGAGTATAAGAAGCGTTACAATCTTCATAATTACTTTTAGCTTCTATACGAGTATTCTTTAAATCTTTTATAAGACTAGTAAGAATGAATACTTGTCTTTTTTTTATCCTTCTTACTTATTTCAGATATTATATCAGAAATGCTGCTATTAATATTAAGCTCCATATTTACTTTTGGTTTGATTACGACACCATTCAAGATTAGACCAATGATTATTAGCACTATTACCGTCTTTGTATCTAACATATTTATATACATTAGGTTTAGGATTAATAACAAATGCTTTAGCAACGAGAGTAGCTATAAATAGCTTAGAACTATTACCATTGTGAAACAATGTAACATGAGGTCTTTCACAACCTTTACCACGATACCATTTAAGATAACGTTTACGATTATCAGACCAAACTCTTCCGTCTTCTCCTATACAATAGTTGGGGAATTCTGAAATAGTAACGAATCTGACTGTTGTTTTATTTTCTTCCATACTTTCTATTTAAATAATATGCACGACGTTTAGCTTCTTTAAAGGAATAAATCTTCCTATGCTTAATAATATGATTAAACAAGTCAATAGGAGCATAAACATCAGGAGTTCTTTTAATCTTACCGTTAAGATAATCATCAATCTTCTTATGTAATTCCTCATAGGTTATTACTATATGAATGATTCTAAGACCATGACAATAAGCATTATTATCGTTAGGTTGTCTAACAACAACATATCTACCTTTATCTTCTCCTTCTTTCATTATCAGTTTTACAAATATAATTAATCTTACTAATAGACCAAAGAAAATCTTACTGTTTTCAAACATACGTGATTAGCGATTCTAAGGCTCGCTGTTGAACGCAAGGCAAAAATAATATAGTTGTTCAGGTAAGTATGATAAATCGCATAGAGACGAAATATCGGGTATTCTCGTTGATTTCCCCCATAAAGGAGTGTCGTTACTGTATACTTCCGACAGTCCTCTTTGAGTATAAGCTAACGATTTATCTCACAATCAGAGTATACAATAGAAACACTAACTTTACAAGGGAACAACAAAAAACCCTACTGCCAATCTCTCGACTAACAATAGGGCAAGGCATCAAACCATGACTTACTTTAACAACTTATATACTACAAGGGTATCATCCTCTTCTTCTTTTTCTAACTTAACGTTAGTATCAGATGTAACACGAAGACTTCGTATTATATCAGAAGCATTAATAGAATAATAACCATAATCTGAAACAGATACATTTCGGCATTGACCTTGAATATCTTCTGTAAGAAAACCTAGATATATTGATTCTTGTCCTTCGACCGGGTCGAACTTAACCATTAATAACATCTTTAGTTTATCTTTCAGATATATGTCTTTTATTATCAGTTTCTTCTTCTTATAGTCTATATAAGATTTATTATAATTAACTTTCTTCTTCGATATTATTTGGTAATCCAGTAGGCTCATTATTAAGTATTTTAATTAAATTCCCGTGATTCGGGACATTCTTCACTCCTGACCTACATCTATATTCGACAAATGCTGTCTTACCAATAAGTTTATCTTTATTAAGAAGATAACTTTCACGAGTAGAAGCATCACCAATAGGCATACATTCAAATGTTTCATTATTAATATCATTACTAAGAACGAATTTACTAAACTTAGGTCGTTTAGCTCCTTCAGGAATAACATCAATAATCTTGAATTTACCGTCTAGTATTGGTTTACTTTTGTACATAGTAGAATTACGTTTGCCAAATTGATATGTAGCATAAGGATTACGAAGAATAGCCCCTTCGAACTTAGCTTCAACAAAGATGTCTCGATATTTAATAATATCTTCATCTCCATTAAGATTATCGTAAGTATGAATAAGTACGAAACGTTTCTTATTATTCATGTGATAATCAAGAATAGCTTTAGCATTAATGTAATTAGGCATCTTAAACTTACCAAACTCTGACTTCAATAATGATATACGACTAGTTTGAATCATATCATCGACAGCTAAGTCATAACACCAAAATTGAAGAAAGCGATTATATGGACTTTTAAGATTCTCGGCAGCACTTAGAATATCATTTAGTTCAAGACCGGGAATATATAATTCTCCGTCTAATACTAAATTATCTTCTAACATACGATTGAACTGTCTGTCTGTAAGTACATCGTCTAACATTACATTCTCTAATACTGGACACTTATATTCAAGTCCTTTACGACTACGAAATACAAGTCCTTTAGTTTTAAAGAATCCTTCACCACGCATAACAGCAGATATATTACAACGAACACCATTAATCTTCATTTGAGCTAATAGTCCTTGTTCGTTATTATATTCATATATCTTAGCTAACATAGGAAGAACAAAACCTTCATTATTAGTATTGTACTTAGGAAGATAAGTATCAAGATAAGAATATAATTGACTATTAATTATATTAGGAGTTTCATCTCTAACTTCTGATAATTCCATACCACCTTCTCTACGTTTAGCAGCAACAATAGTTTTCCATTCTTTCTCAACACCTCTAGGTGGAACATATTCAGATGTAGTACCTATCTTACCGACAATACCATACTTTAGAATTATCTTATGACCTAGTATTTCTGCTGACCAAAAGATAGGTTTACCTTGTGCATTACGCTTATAAAGAGTAATACTTTTCGATTCACTCATACTTCTTCAATTTTATATTTATTAGGTTGTTCACGCATAAGACCAATAGCAACTTCTCTATCTATTATCATAGATTTATTAGTATCTATAACAATAATCCTGACTTTAGGATTAGGAGAGGGAGATGTAACAGATTTCCACTCCTTTATGGGGGAAGATTTGGTAATCCATTTATTAGTCTTATTAGTTCCCTTTTTCTTTTCGTAAACAATAGGAGGATTAACTTCTTCATATTTAAGATTAGCTTCATGAATCTTTTCAAGAGATTCTTTATCATAACCTAAATATATAAGAGCTGCCATTATCCATTTATATCTGAAATGAATAGTTTGAATATAAGGATAATTAGGTAAATCTAATTCGTGAAGATAACTAGCAATAGTATCGGAAGTACCGTTAACTTTAAGATTATGTTGAATCATTCTTATATCAGAATCATCTAACTGATAACTAAACGGATTTACGTTGTTTAACTTCATTTGCTGTAAGTCTTACAATTATATACTTTTTAGGTTTACCTATTCTCGCATGATAGAACTTGAAACACTTTAGATAATCAGTACTTTCAGTCCACTGTATAAAGTTTCCTTTAGATACAGATGTATTAGTTTCATAATTAAACTCTCTTGGAATCTTATGACTACTATACATATCTTTATCTAAGTAATTCTTAATGATAGCTAAGTGTTCAGGATTATCAAACTCAAAGTTACCATAAATTTTTATCTTAGAAAAGTCAATTGGTGTACCGTCAGAAAGAGAGAGACGAATTAAAACATCAGGATTATCAACCATTTGTTGTCTGACATCATCGAGATACTTCTCTTCTTCATCTGTTAAAGGATACATAAAATAATAGCTATAAACATTTCCGCTATTACCGAAACTATTTATAGCTATTCTCTTTAATGGAGCAAATAAATTAAAATCAATTACTCTACGTTCTTCTTGTGCCTTTGGAAGTGGCACATATTCTTCTTCTCTACTCATATTCAAATAATGATTCAGTTTGTTCTATAAACGAATTAATAGTTTCTCTTGAATACATACTAACTAACTCCGAGAAATCTTTAGCACCATAACTTCTTGGAATAACAATAGGTATAATACCATATTCTTTTCGTAATCTACGAGCACCACGTACTCCTGTCAGGTCACAATCGAAAAAAGAAATAAGTATTCCATTATCATTTAGCTTAGATTGAAGCCAGTTATATTCGTAATCTTTGAGAACATAGCTCTCCGAAGTAACATTAATTACTCCTATTTGAGACTCTGACAAATTCCCCCGTAAAGGGTAGGAATGTAACCAGTAACTTAATGCTAGATTGTCTTTATATGATTTAGTGATAATAATTATATCATATTTAGGTTTATCAAGATTAAGTATTCCAACAAGACCATTATGATTAGTTATAAACTTGATTTCTCCCTTACTCCTATCTCGAAGAGGAAAATAACATTCGATATTATAAATACCATTACTATCAAGTCCGGTAACATAAGCATAACAAGGGTCTGATTCCTTATATGTATATTTAGGACTAGGTTGACAATACCTATTAATATACATTTGGTCAACAGGATAGACAAAATGAGTATTAAGCCAATGTAGACTAACTCCCCATTGTCCCCAAATATTCTTATCGTTATTAGTCCAAGTTCTAGTGGCTATTTCAATAATTGGTTTACTAGCTTTGATTTTAGATATTACTTGTTTAAGTAAGATTTCATTCTCTTCATCTACTTCTCCGTCATATATTATCTTACGGAAAGTATAAGCTATATGCTTTAATATATAATAGAAATCTGCTTTATTAGCAACATTTATATGACGACCAGTTTTAAAACTTAGTACATAAGCTACTAGGTCGAAACAATCACCAAAGAAAGAGCCATTAAAATCACGAGCTTTTAGCTTGTGTTTATTATTGAAAGCAAAACCAAATGTTGGATGATTATCAACACGTAAAGGAGAACAAATAAGTTCATTATTTTCTACACAATTATTAACTACGGATATAGGTATACCCATATATTTAGCCATAATCATTTCTTGACTAACCTTAGATAATATAAACTCTTTTGTTAAGTCTTGTTTTATTCCTCTACGCATAATATAACTAGATAAAATAAGCCTAGCTTTTACACTAGGCTTACAACATTATTAACGAAATATATTTGGATTACTTAGAATGGTAAGTTATCATCTCCTCCTGTTTCAGGAGCGAAAGCAGAACCTTCAGTAGGAACAAATCCACCTGCTACACCACCTGCAAAACCACCCATAGGCATACTCGGATTAACAATTCCTGCACCCATAGGAATACCACCAATACCAGCAGCAGTTCCAAGATTAGGAGCTTTTCTTTGTTTAGACTGTACACCGTCCATTGGAGCAATACGTTCTTTAGTAATATCAAACATTAGACTTGGTTCTTTGAAATGGTTAGCATCAATCATAAACTGTTCTTCAAAGATTCCTTGACCTACAATATTTGGGAATACCAAATCGCCTTCTTCTGAACCTTGACCGGAGAAAGCCCAATCACCTTTGTTCTTATAATAACGATTAAGTCTAAACCAGAATTGTCTAGGTTTACCTGTCTTGTCAAGCAATGCAGATTTACCATTTTCTCCACCTGTTTCAACAAGTTTAACTACATTGTCAAATAGGATTCCCCAAGCCTTGATAACATCTTCGGTTTCTACTGGTTCATACTGACCGTTATCATCATAGTCAACATAACCAAGTTCAAGCATTTCAGCTTCTTCATCAGTCATTTCACGACCTTTGAATACAACTACATCAAGGAAGTGTTTAATCCAAGCAAAGTCCATATTGATGAACTTCTCTTTAGAACCGCCTGGAATATAGTCAACATTACTTTCGTAAGCCCAAAAGGTTTTACTAGCAACACGAACGTCAGCAGGATTAGTATGCAAAGATGTAGCTTCGATAATAAGTTGAGGAACAGCTTTTCCAGCAAATGCAGGGCGCATATTATTCTCTTCTTTCATAGTTACCCAAGCAACACGAGCATGAAGATGTCCAACAAATAACCAAATGTTATTAATAGCATCTTTATGAGAGAACTTCTTACGAGCAGTAGTTCTTGTCTCATTACTAATACCTCTACGACGCTTTTTAGTTGCAGTAGTTGCAGCATTATTAGCTGATTGATTAACTACTGGTTCTTCTACTTTAGCACTTTCTTCTTTTTGAGTACTCATAAAATTTATTTTTATAAAGATTAATACTAACAATAACAAGTTGTACAGGCTTGCTATTGTTTATTGCAAAGTTTCCAAATATAATAATTTTTTAAATTATAACCAAATAAAAAAGAGCTAAATTCAATTAAGAATTTAGCTCTTTATAATTTAGCTTTTATCTAACCGGAAGAAGTTCTTATTTAGAAGATTGACGAGCAATCGGTTCTTCATCAGCTTTGAAAGAAATCTTGTAAGCGTTAACTTCAACAGTTTCTTTTTCATCACCGATAACTTTACCAGTTTCAACAGCAACTACGAACGGTTCGTTCAAGTTAACCTCGAATACACGGTTAAACTTCTCTGCTTCGTCACCGAGATTTTCTTTCAGTTCCGACCACATTGAAGAATCGGAGAAAGTCAACGGCAAACCAAGACCAGTAAGATTGGAAGAAGTAGAAGTACGAGCACCGGAATAAGCACGAGTAGTAGGATTGTAGTCATCAATAGTAACTTCTTCTACTGACTTACCAACTTCTTCTGCGATTCTTTCTTTGTTAAGTTCAAATGCAGCCGCTTTCTGTTCAGCAGTCATACGAACACCTGCAAGTTTGATTTCTCCGTTCTTCTCGAACAAAGGTACACCTTTACAGATAGCATATTCACCGAAGTTCTGAATAAGAGCAGCACGAGCAGCTTCTGTACCAAACTCAACATTGTTCTCTTCGCACCATGCCATTACTTCGGCATCACGTTCAGCAATAGCTGCATCAATATCAGCAATATTACTAACAAACTGTACGTTATCACCGGGAACAAGACCCATGATACGAGTTACTGCACCTGCCAAGCTAAACTTAGCTTTAGTACTGTTAGCAGTCAATGTAGGTTCGTTACTAGCTTGCATTACTCTCTTACCGCTTTGTACGGCTGACATTCCAAAATGAAGTCCCATAGTTGTAAAAATTTAAATGATTAATAATTATTAATACTAGGCTTAAAGCCTATTGTTATCTTAGTTTTTGTCTTATTTCGTATCTATTGATTAGTAATAGTTAGACTTCTATTACTATCAAATCTCTACAATATCAGCATCACTGATATTCATATTGTTTACTATCTTAGCTTCTGTTGTTTCCATACAACCAAGTATAACATCAGCAGCTATATCACGAGCAGCTAGTGTAAACGCTCTATGTCCAATAAGAGTTCTCATATATTTAGTATATGTATCTTTACTAGCAAGTCCAGCAGTTACAGCGTCACTATAACTAAAATGTCCTATACTAGTAATAACTCTGTTATCTACCACACGAGTAAGTTTATATTCAGTAATATAATCACAAGGAACATTAGGTATTCGGAAGATTGGAACTAATCCCTTAGCTGCAAAATCTTTAGCTTGTTGTTGATTAGCTGCAACTCCGAACTTATTATTTAACTGATATTCCTTATATATAGTACCATTATAATCTTGATAATTCCTAACTGGATAAATACCAATTTCGTCATTATCAGAACTAGCATTAAATTCATCAGCTTCTTTCTTGCTTTTGAATCTCCTACAATACTCTGGTATCTTACTATCAATATAAACATTATTACCGTCTGTATATTCATACAGAGCTATATAATCTTTAGTGCATTCCCATGTTATAGCTGCCTTCAATAATAACGCTTTAATTAAGTGAACGTCTAATGTAGTTTTACCATTAATAACTCCTAGGTGTTCAATACAACTAGTAAATGGTAAACCTAGTTCTTTAGCACGACTATATATTGCAAGACCGTCTTGAATAGTCTTAATACCGCACTTATCACTAGACATTACTGATTTCAGATACAACTCTAACTTACTCCTATCATCGGGATTGTAAATGTCTAGGGTATTCAGAGCAGAAGCCATAACCATACTATTATTATTAGTAGTAGGTTTTGCTTTTGGTTCTGTCTTAGCTAGAGTTTTTTCATTCTCTGTCTTTACTTCTTCCATTATTTCAAAGGTCGCTTATTGATTACTCTACAAAGATACTAATTTCTTTTATAACTCCAAAGATTAGCATCTATTATTCTCCTATTATGAAATCATTTTCACTATCTTTAACTATTTCATAGTCTTTTCCTCCTTTCGTTTCTGCTAGCTTCTTTTCTTCATTCGTACCTTTACAATATACCTTATATATTATATTAGGTACGGAACTAAAAGATAGATTAGGTATTCGATATTTTAAGTCTCGTATTGAGCTGCAAAGAGGTGAAGTGAAAATCACTATATCCACAACTCCTATAAAGCTCGTATCAATAGAATTATTTGCCGACAATACTTTCATATAGTCGTCATTAAATAGCTCCAAATTTCGCGTTCTCTGCGCTCTTGCTTGCATGATTACTGGCTGTCCGATTTTAGCTCCCGTCTTATATACTTTCGGTTTACCTTTCTTATCATAAGCCTGTATTCCTTCCATATCATTATGATAGTTTCCGCAATAGTCATATTGTAGAATACTCATTCCAGTTTGGAATATCTCACCATTAGTCATAATAGATTTACCTTCATATTTTATATTAGCATTTAGGTACTCTGTTATCTTTCCGGCAAACACTCCATTCTTTGAAATAATAAGTATTCTTTTGCCTATATTTTCCTTAACTATATCAAGTATTACATCTAGCTTAACAATATTATCAGTAACTACCTTAGTACGTTCTCTAATAATATTATAAGTTTGATTAACTCTCTCAACTAAAGCACTAGGATTATATAATTCGTCAATTTTACGACACATTGCATCAGTCATATCCATTTTAGCAGACCAACCATTACTTTCTGCTACTTGTAATCTACAAGTTTCAGCAGCAATATTAAGTCTAGTATTGCCAACACGACATTCTTCTAACTTTTCAAAAGTACCAAATATAGTAACACTTTCATTAATATATTGGCTACATTTATCATAATAGATTCTATCAGCATCAGTTAGAATAACACCCTTTTGATATTCCTTTATGGGGGAATGAATAGAACGATTAATTAAGTGAGCATAATTAATTTCATATACTTTAGGAGCATACTTATACATAAGTACAGCATTGTCAGCAACACTATCAATAGCATTAGTAGCAAGTAGTTTAAACTTAAAATAGTTACCACTATATTTCTCTGCAATCTTTCTGAACTTCTTTACATTAATAGTAATAAGTACATCTTTATGACTACTAGGACTAGGCTTATACGGAGAACGTTCAACATAATCACGAGTAAGTATAAGACATCGCTTATCAGTTATTAATTGCTTATGAATCTCTTTAAATTCAGAAGTATTATCAAGATAATAAGTAATATTAGCTTTATCTTCCATAGTCTCTGTTATAATAAGAGATGTTAAGTCAGGAGTTTTAGCTACCATTTTATCTAATACCATTGTAACGAAGTTCATTACGCTTAATGGTTCGGATAGAATAACACTACCCACACCTTTATTAGCAGACCATTTATTAGCAGCTTCATTATAAATATCGGTTACATCGTTCATAATACAAGTTGTTCTGTATAATATTTAGGATTAGCAAGAACATAACTACGATTAAGAGGACTACGTAGAAGAATAATATCAGTATGTTCAATAGTATTCCAACCACAATCTTCAACAAGAGATAAGATTAAGAATCCTAATACTATATTATAACCTACTACCATACCTTTAAAACTACCATAATTAACTTCCTTTCCTAGATTATTTATACATATCTTTTCTATATCCATTTTATCAATCAAATAAAGTATTTCTCATTCCATAGTATTTCTTAACTAAACGTTTACCTTTACCTTTATTATTATTACGACTTTGTTCTATTGGTTCTATAATAGCCATAGCTTCATTATAATAATATAAGTAATTAACGTTTAATTCAGATATATCAGTATCATCAACAGTATTACATATAGAAACACGTTGACCTGCACATAGAGAACTTTTCTTAACTTGTTCTTCATTATGTTCGTTCCAACCCATACTCTCGACTTTCATCAATGTTCCCCCCGTAGAGGAGATGTAAAACCTCGTATTCCTCTGCACTACATCTGTTCTTATCTCCCCGTTTACAACATGAGTAAACTCTAGTCTATATTTATGATTAACATTTTGAGTACGACAGAAATCAAGAATAGACTTACTATTACGAAGAGTTTCCATAACAGGAGTCCCATTAATGAAATACTCAGTTACAGCTTTAGCTACAATAGGAGAATTATAACCTTTAGATAAATCTTCTAGATACATCTTAGGATTCATTCTACCTTTGAACTTCTTCTTACCATTAGTTTTAACAGTTAGATAACTATTAACACCTTCGGTAATATATTTGTTATAACGAGTAAATTCAAGTTCAAGACCAAGATGTTTTTCCCACCAATGACAAATATTATCAGCAGTTTCTTCAAGACCTTTAGGAACAATAGTTACAATACCGTCCGTATTAGCACTTATCACATGAATTCCGGCATCTTCTAGTCTTTCAATTAGCATTAATAGAAACAATTGTCCATTAATAGTAACTTTATACATCGCTTTCTTATCACAAAGAAATGATTTCTCACTACCCATTTTGCCAAAGATTCCAGCATTAGCTACAATTTTTAGACAAGCAGCAGCAGTAAAATGCTTAATTTGTAGAATAAGAGTAAGACTTTCATCTTTTGCAAGATGCTTGTGTTCAGTTCTTTCATCAACAATAGTATCAGCAATACGAAACCATGCTTTAGGATTAAGATGTTTCTGACATACTTTAAGACTACGAATAAGATTCGGATAATAACTAGTTACATCCCTATCAACAATAGTTTGTTTATCATCTGCAACATAAATAGCAGGTATTTCATTGGAATGCAAACCGCCAGTTGCGAGGGTGTAGGAAGTGCCTGCGTAAGTGAATGTGCGCTCGAATTCGCCCTTTTCTCCCCTAAGGACAAGGGAACGTAAGGATTGAAGTAGATCGTTCAACTGCGGGCTTAAAAATTGAATCTTATCTGACAAGATTTCGGAAACCACGATTTTCCTACGTATTGTCTTAGTATCAATAAAAGCTTTAGGATGTAGACCAGTAAACTTACTATATAGTTTAACAATAACTTTATCAGCTATTGTACTTCTACTAGAAGAATACACATCTACATTATATTCCTCACTAATACGATACCTTAAAAGAATTTCTTCTTGATTCATTCTAATTAGCTCGGCAACAATATATACATCATTGTCGTTATAATCAGCCATTTCATTAAGATATTCTTTAGGAATAAATCGCTCAAATACATTACGATAATGAATGTTAAGTTCTCTATCAGTCATTCCCTTTGCTTCGGGTAATCTCTCATGATAATAATGTCTATCTAAATCACCAATAGGTGGCATAGTATACTCTTTTAGATTATACCATTTAATATTAATAGAAGTCTGTTTAAGACTCTTACGATAATGGTCTAACCTAAATATTTGGAATAAGTCTAAATCTCTAAATGCAACGTTATTACGAAGTATAAGAGAAGTAAAGTTATCAGTCCAAAGAGTATCATTATTAGAACTACGAATAACTCTCTGTGATGTTTCATATAAGAATGTTATTAACTTACTAGGCTTATCAAATTGATTATAATACATAAGCAATGCACTTAACATTAAGCGGTCGTACTTCCGATTATTATATCCGAAATAGTCTGCTTTCTGTTGTAACCAATATAATAAACTGAATAAATCAGTATCATCATCTTCATATAAAACAAAACGTTTCTTAGGTATTGTTTCTAAACGTTGTTTTATCTCTGCAACAGTAAGTTTATCAATAAGAGGAATAGCTTTTCCTTCATTATCAATACAATCACTAAATATTTTGAGATAACTACGTAAATCAACAAATACTACCGAGAAGTAATTTCTAGTTACTTCGACATCATAACACATAGAGTTCATACTTATACTTTATTTATTGTCCATAACACAAATATAAACGATTTTTACATCTACTACAAGCTGTATATAATCTACGAAGGGTTTCATCTATATTTCCCCAAGGATTACCAGTTCTAGTATCAAATACAATATCATTTATGTCTACATACACATCAGCATAAGTACTTCCTTGTGCTTTATTTGCAGTAAGAGCAAAACCATAATCTAAATCACGACTGAATTTTATCTTATTAGTAGCTTTATCTAATAGATTAACTAATAATAAGTTTCTTTCCCTAAATTCATAGTATTCTTTCCAACGTTTAGTTCTATTATATTTATCAGCATTAATAGCATTATAAATATAAGATTCACCTAACTTATAATAAAGCATAACATTATTAAAATCAGAATGGTCTACTACAAATAAAGGCTTAGTTCTATTACCACCATTAACTCGTATGAAGGTTACATTAAATCCATGAATATTATCTCTATTAGTAAAGTTCTTAATATCATGTATTATATAATCTTCGGAATTAATAATAATAGGTTCTTTAAAATCATCAATAAAAGTATTATAAGACATTACTAAATCATTCTTAGTTAGAATTGCTTTACCACTATCTTCAATAATATTCTTACGAATGAATTTATTCCAGTCAGACACAGATTTATTAGTATAAGTAACGAGACGACAAGTATCAACATCTCTAGTAAATTCTTCATTATAAAATCCGTCTATTACAAGAGATTGAAACTCAAATGCACCACAAGTATAATATCCTTTAGTTTGAGTAGAATCAAAAGCATACCGATTTCTATTGATAAACTCTAGGAACTTCCAAGTTCTATTATCAATATCCTTTCTCAATATCCTTAATAATTCACTAACAGGATTACTTTCTTCTTGTCTTACAATCTGTCTAAGAGTATAAAACTTAATATTATCGAAACAACGTGAGCGAGTTTCTTTAACTGGCTGGAGCTGGTGCGCATCACCCATGTAAATCAACATGCACTTAAACTGTTCACATTCTCTTTCTATCAGAGTTTTAAGATTAATACCAATCATAGATGCTTCATCAACAATATATAATTTATATTGTTTAATCTTCTTTTCAGCTAAAGGGTCAAAAGGAGGATTATTAACATCAAAATCAGTAACATCTGTATTAAGTCTTAAACCTAAGTCACTAGCAACAGTAGATGTAGCATATCCAGTAGACAAACGAAGAACACGAGCAGCTTTATGAGTAGGAGCAGCAAGTCCAATAACAGATTTAGCTAAACCACATCTCTTTATTACTTCACGTATCATATATGTTTTTCCAGTACCCGCAGAACCAATAAGAGCACGTTTATAATCGCCTTCAACATAACCTTTTTCTATAAAGGCTACAAGATTCTCATAAGCAATCTTTTGGTCACGAGTAAAACTATTCAAGACACTATCATCTTTTTTAGCATCATCAAACTTTTCAAAATTCATTGCATTTCAATAAAAATTTATCAATATTATCACGACATTTAAGAATATAACCTTTAACTGGTAATCCTATCTTAAATGGAATATAACAACTAGGCATAGTACAATAAGCATCAGTACATCTAACAATCTTAGTAGGTCTACCATGACTATCCAATGCACGAGTATATATTGTCTTAAAGCCTTTACATGAGTATGAACGTTCAGATAATGTAATAAGTTCATCAGTACCTTTAGGATTGAACTTATATTCATTGTTATGTAGAACAATAGTACCTACAACAATTTGCATTATTACTTTCTCACGAGGAATCTTCTTTTCCTCATTTACAGCAGATAGTTTAAAACTTAGTCCCATATTACTAAGATTTAACAATTTGATTAGGAAGATATTGTATACAACACGCTCCTTTACGGGGGAATATCTTATACTTATCAGTATTCATAATTCTAGGTAATGGAATAATTTCACAACACCTATCACTATGAACATCTATAATAATGCAATGATAAGCATTAACATCTGCATCATGAGATATAACAGCTTTAAGTCCTTCAAAATATACATCAAACGTACTATCAGGATTAACACATGGTTTTAAATCTACAACCATATTAATTAGCTTTAGTTTTATATATTTCGTATAACTTACTAAATTCATCAGAAGGCATACATACAATAGGAACATTAGTATGCATTTGGTCTTTGGGAATAATACAGTTTCTAGCAGTAACTATTCTATCATCTTCAACAAACATTGTTTCAAGAACTAGACAATTACCAGCATTTAATATTTCCTTACACTTAGGACAGATATAAATAGTATCTGTACCAAACACAAGAAGCTCATCGCCACAAACTAGACATTTGCCAGTCGTGACAATGAGCTTACCATTATCTTGTTTAAACTCGTTTAATTTCGGCATAACTAGGAATACGTCTCCTTTCTTCCATTTTAACGAGTTTAACACTTTCAAGTACATTAAGAGTAAAAGCTACTAATTTGTAACTTCTCTCATGTTTTCCGAATTTAATTTTCTTCTTAATCATTACGTTTAGTATTAATTGTTATTTAATAAGAGCATCTGACCGCTCCGCTTCGCTCCGCTTATTCCCCCGTAGAGGAGTTGTGAGTTGTTTAACCTTTTGCTTAATTTCATCTATAATAGCTTTATTCTTATCAATACTATCGTTACTATAAAGATTATAACTATGTGTTTCATCAATATTTCTATTAATATCAAGAACAAATAGATACATACTAATATAAGAAGTATTGTTAAGATTGCAATTAGCATAAAGGTTACTAGAGAGTTTAGTACTATACAATAGACTAAGCTGTATTTTCTGTAACTCTCTAAACAATTTAGTAAATTCTTTCTTATTCATGTCGGTATATTAGTTTTAATTAATAATCATAGAAAAAAGGAGCAGACGCTTCTGCTCCAAGCTAAATAATTAACATTATAAAAGTCCTAATTCTATCTCACGACAGTAATTTAACTAGGGGTAAAAATTGAATAAAGTTTTGTTCTATCTCACGACAGTAATTAATAAACTTGTAACAAACACAATACTATGTATTTATAGCTGACATTTTACGAAGAGGATTTCCCTTACTTCAACCATTTGGTTAATGTTTCAACTTAGATTAGTCATCATCAGAGCTATCAAAATAAGTAATAGCACGATTCTCACGAACAGTACTATTTAATTAATAATTCCATAAAACCAATAGCTATAATTCTCACGAACAATAGTTATTATATTAAAATACGACAAAATTCTAGTTTAACTAAAACAGACAAACAAAATATCAATCTTTATATATCTTACGATAATCTACACAGTGATACTTAGTATTGACTTTAAGAAATCCTTCAACTGTGCTAACGGCTTCATCAAGACTATTACCTTTATAAAGAGTCATTGTTTCACCATTGAAAGAATTTCTAAGTCTGTTATTCTTATCAAGAATAACAAGGTTAGTATGAGTATAGAATACAGAATAGGTATTAGTTTGTTTCTCTTGATACTTCTTACAAAGATTTTTATAACCTTCCATTGTTTTATCACGAAGTTCTTCCACATATTTGACATAATCAGTCATTATATCATCCCATTGTTCAATAGCTTTAATCTTATCTTCAATAGGATAATCAGCTTCAAGAATGTCACTAAGAAGATTATTTAATCCTTTGACATTAATAGATTCTATATCTTCTTTAATCTTACTATTATATTCTCCGGAAATAAAACTTCTATAATAATCTTCTTTAATTTTATCAATAGTTTCGGAATCAGAACACATAGCGGCAGCAATAATAGCTTTAATAATTTCTTTCATTATAATAAGTTTTATAAGTTAGACAATAAAAAACTCTACTAATATTATTCTAATCTCACGACCTGAATAATCTTAATAGAGTGGAAACCGACATTTATTTAACCCTTTTGTCAGATATTAATTAAATAGAGTACGTATCGGCATTATACTAAACGTAAAATAATAACTGCAACAGCTCCTAGAGCAACAAGAGAAGCAATAACAAAACCAACAGTATTATACTGTCTTTTAGCTTTAAGCTCTTCGTAATCTTTATTAGCTTTATCTAACTTAGATTCAAGAGATTTAATGCCGTCTTTAAGAGCTTTATTATTAGCTTCCAATTGATTATTAGCAGCACTTAATTTAGAAAACATACTACGAAAAGCTTTATCTTCATTACAAATATTCTCATACATGAGCTTATAATGATTAAGATCAGCATCAGACTTTTCATTAGATTTACGTAGACGAATAATTTCTGTCTTTAATTCGTTAACTGTTGGACGTTTCTTACTAAGAACATCGACTTCTTTCTTTTCGTTCATAACTATTAGTATTTAATTAATCTTCAATATGAGTTATATCTAAGTCGAGGTCTATATTATCCTCACTTAGAGTATTGCCAGTATTCCAATTATTAGCCATTTCACAGTCGAGATAGTCTATATCGGCTACTAAACCACAAATAGGAAATTCTACACCTTCATCATACATAATCTTAAATTTTGTAATACGGATGCAAGTATAGCAATAAATAATGGAAATACCAAACAATAATGATAATATTTAATGAACATTACTATAAGCTATTTCATCTTTGAATCTTCCATTATATCATCAACAGACATATTAGAACAATTCAATAGAGTATTAATAGTATTAGCAGTACGACGGTCTTTACAACTAATATTAAAATTATCATAATTGAATTTACGAACAACATTAGGACTAGCTTCATGAATATAATAAATATCCATAGCAGAGACATTGAAGTCTACAATATCATTTTCGTATTTATCTAATACATCTTTAAGAGATATATAATATCTACAATCTTCAATAGCTCTAGAAGCACTAGCACTATCTTTAAATTGAATAAAGAAAGCAGAACTAATAGAATTCTGAATAATTAACCATTCAGAATCTAGCGTATATTCTTTATTTGGTTGAACATGAATTCTCATATCATAAAGAGCTTGTCTAAAAACTCTTGAAACATGAGTTCTTTCAGCTAGTAGAGAAGTCTTTTCTTCCAATTGTTTATTGAGTTTATCAATATCTTCTTTAGCACAGCTTAATTGAAAATTGAGTTCCTCATTAACTTTAACAATAGCATTAAGAGTATTTTCGATATTCTCTAACTTAATAAGACTATTAGTTTTCTCTTCAATAATCTTATTTAATTGAAATATACGCTCTCTACGAGTATTAAGTTCATTATTAAGACTATTAATTTGATTACGTAATTCAGTAATTCTATTATCACTATTAACAAGTTGTTCCTCAAGAAACTTAATACGTTCAGTCAACTTATTATTATTAGATTTAAGAGATTCAATCTCATCACAATCTTTAATACTATAAGTATTGCCTAAATTAGCAATCTCACAAATAGAAGCAAGTGATTGAAAATCTAAATCGATAATACAACCGCTTTCTTCAACAATAACAACTCCATTAGTATGAGATACAAGAGTTAAATGCTTTTTATCAATTACAATAGCTTTCATAAATACAAGTATTAATTATTAAGAATTTAATTTTAAAAGTATACAGTCTCTATATAATATAAGAGACGAATAGAACCAATAACTATTATATAAGTAATAATAGCCTGAATCAAAGAGTAAGTGATACGAACTTTCTTATAAGTAAGATAGTTAAATATCAAATAACAGAAGAATATAACTATCCAAATCAAAGATAGAAATATATGGAACTGCTAATCTGTCATGGTGAGATAAGTTTAAATAATATTAGAAATGTACCAATACTAAATGAAATCATTAATATTGATACTAACATAGTACCAAAAGTAAACTTAGGGTTAATGAGAAACTCACTACATTTAATAAATGCAATGATAAATAGTAATGCTAAGATAGTAATATCGTAGTTAGACATAATAGTATAAGTTAATAAGTGGATAAGATAAAGAGCAAAAGAAGTACAGTAATGTCACTCCTTTATGGGGGAGAAAAGCGAGCTTTGCGAGCGGGACAACTCAAGCTACACAACAATACAATTATTAATAATAGTATTACTAATAGTACTATTCCCGTTATCAGTTGTAATACATAGTATTGTTATTATCGGAATCGTCCGAACTACTATTGTCAAAGACAATGGTAGTGACGCTCCAACAATAGCAACTATAATATAACAGTAGACAATATAATAATGTGGACTATAATAAGAATAGGACTATAATAAGAATAGGATTAAAATCATAACTATCAATATAATAGCAACAATAATAGAACTAGGACTATGACTATGATAGTATCTAATAGTAGGATTATAAGATAGGATTAAAATTATAACTCCATAAACGAAATGGTTTAGGTAATAGTCGTAACATTGTAGGTAAGAGTAGTGAGTTAGAATGAGGGAGTAGAGGTAGGAGAGGGAATAGTCCCACTACTTAACCAACTCATCACTCTTATCTACATCTTCTTACTATTCTTACTCCACTAGTATTATCTCACTCTATTGTCTACTCTACTATCTAGCTTAACGAGGAGCCTTAGCGACCCTTCCGAGCATTGATGTTGTCAATACTAGTAATAGTCTTGATACTATTGATACTATTTGTTGTTATTGTATGAGCTTGCTCCTATTGTCTACGACAATAGTCACCGACCTTGCGGACGGTCTTTTCGACCCCTATATATATATATATATTATAATTATATACTACGTATATAATATATATATATATATAATATAGACGTATCTGATTCTGTATCAGATTTTCTAACTCTGCTATTAGTCCATTACTCTTGGCTAACGTGGAGCTGCTGCGACCCTTAAGGTTTTGGTGTGGTTTTGCAAGGGTTTTAGCTTATCAGTTGGTTAGTATCATCGCTTAATTAATCCTTTTTGCTAGTTCTATAATATCATCATGTAACTTACTTAGATCTTTATGTAAATTATTTATGTAATTTACACTAGCTTTATAATTAGCAACTAGCTTGTTAATAGCTTCGGTTAAATCATCGACAGTAACGTTCTCGACAGTACCGTCAGTATAAGTGATTCTAACTCCTATTCTAGTAACAACAGTAATATTAATAATGCTTTTATTGATTATATCCATATTGGCATTTGTTATTGGTTATTGTTTAATATTTTAGATTACTTTAGTTTTAACTTATCAGCTGATTAGCTTCGCTTATCAGTTGTAGTATTTCGCTTATCAGGTGACTAGGGTCGTTTCCAATCCCGATTAGCGAGCATAAGTCAAGAGTATTGTCGAACACGTGCCGAATGGTGTGACTTTAGTTTAGTAGTGGAGATTTCTCTCCACTACGTAACTGGTTAAGCAGCACCCTCTGCATCAGGTTGGTATTTAGCCAACATGTCAGCCACGAGCATTTCGTCCGCAAGGGACAACGTACGCATACTAAGTTCGTACGGGAAATACTCGTAACGGTCGTGTTCATTAACACGTTCTTCGCGAGACATTTTAGCGGCATACGGATTAACGAATACTTCACCTTGCGCAAGTACGTGTCCAAGCACGCTAATACGTGCTTTCTTGAAGATAACGTGCAACACTGACAGAGGTGCAGTCATAACAGCATTGGCGAGCATTGGTTCGCCTTGACCTTTGAGAATAGCTGAAAGCTGAATACGAGTAGTAAATATATTACGAGTTGTAGACTCGACATAAGTACCACTAGCAGCATCTTTAACAAACTGTGGAATGTTGCGATTAACAACAACAGTAAGGGCACCAGCATAACGACTACTATTATCAATGATATTAGTAATCATCAAGCTATCGTGATTCTCAAAATCAGGACGGTCAAGCAACAGACGAGTAATATCGTCTGCATCCTTTCCGTGATACTCGGACAAATCAACGACACGTGCATCATCATTACTAGCATCATTAGCGTTAGCATCATCATTGTTAGCGTTAGCTTTAGCTTCTTCAGCAGCTTTCTTAGCAGCTTCTTCAGCAGCTTTTCTAGCTGCATCATTAACTCTTGTTCCCATAATACAAATAAATTAAATGTTATAAATCGGTTAGCAACTGTTCAACCAATGTGCATCCTAACCACACACACAATGGCAATATGTTTATAGTCATTTGGTTTGATAGTAACTGCAATATGTTTATAGTCATTTGGTTTGACTATTCCAATAGTTCTTTTACTATATTATTTATGTCTAGTATCAATACTAGTACGACCAATAGTATTAAGAAACTATTCACATGATTGTCATACAACTTAATGTAACTTAGATGTATGAATACTGGTACACCTAGCATACTTAATGCCAAGTGTACCACTTTAATCTTATCACGAGTACTCATACGTATCTAGTATAATAACGTGAACAAAATTGTTCATAAGTCTCGCCTGCACGACCATGCGCTCTTCAATCACGCTTCTGTTTATTAATAACATAGCGATAAGTAGCAGTAGTCATAACCACTGCTACTAGCAATAATATCAAGAACACCATTACTCTTTAATAATAACAGGTTTATTAGATTCAACCTCACCAATCTGTTCTTTGAACAGTTCTTCAAGAGCAGCGTAACAGTCTTTGCTGATTCTATAACTAGAACCACTGTTACAAGTAACAACAACACTAGAGGTAATACTATCATTGTTAGGTATAACAACAGTTGTGTTACTACCAATAATAGTAACATTTGCATCATTAATAATCTTCATAATCTTTATATTTTTAGAATTAAACAATCAATAGCAATATGTTTAAAGTCATTTGGTCTTGACGGGGGTATTGGAATTGGTTTGAGAGTAGGGGGCTATCAGGGTAGGAGCTTCGTCTCGATAAAAATATATTCATGAAAAATATTATTTTGTGGGGCAGTACTAATAGTAGTACCTCTAAGTTTATTTCTTCTAATAGTCCTAATCCTATTTCTAAGTTCATTATTAGTCCTATTCCTAATTCTATTTCTAATAGTAGTTCCAGTCCTATTTCTAAGTCTATATACATTAGTTAGTTCTAATAGTATTTCTAATTCCCTTCTTTATATCTATTGTTGTTAGTAGTCTAACTCTTCTTATAGAAGAATTATCCTATTAGTTAGTCCTATTAGTCTAATCAATTCCTTTAAGTCCTTAATTGGTCTTACTTATATTATATAGTATTAGTTGTCTACTGGGTCTTATTGTGTAAGCCCTTTCTCCTCTTCTATCGAAGAGTTCGAAGATTTAGCATTAGGATTGTAAAAATAGAATGGTAAGATTTAGTATATATTTTGGTTAAGTATTAGACTTGTATTAGAGTGTGTACTAATGTGAACTAGTGTGAATAGATGTGAATTATACAGCGAATACAATTCTAAAGGTTTTTTAACGAGTTAGATATCGATAGTACGAATATTATTTGTATACTTGTACTATTAATGACTGGTGCTTATATTACTTTTAGTAATGCTAGTCAACTTAATTAATAGTATTAACAATCTAATTAAAGTAATCATGTTACACTTAGAGAACAAAACTAAAGGAGAAACTTTCATAGTTCCTCAACACATTGCAGAAATTGATTTCCAATATGTTTCCGATAGAGTTAAGAATATTAATCCTTTCAAGCATTTTGGTATTGTTGCTATTATTCAGACTGCCAAACTTCGTGAGATTATTAATCCTGACTTAAAAGGTACTGGTAATACTAAATTCATATTAGTTAAAACTAACTATGCCGATGATATTAAGGAAGAAGATAGAGCGATGCTTAATCGTTTCTTATATGTTGCTCCTTCTGATGTATTTACTGGTATAGATTGTAATCCTCGCAGTAATGAACTTACTCCTTATAATCTTGCTGAATTTATTCGTGGTGACCAAGATTTGAATCTTAGTATTGCTCGTGGCGAGATATTCCGTAAAGTCGGAAGCGGTTCAGTTATTAGTCTACTTGGTAATGATGTTACTCCTGCTACCGTTGAAAAGAAAGGAGATAATGGTAAGTTGATTACTACTATTGCTGAAACAGTAGTTTGTATTGGTTATAAGATTGTTCGTCTTTCTGATATTCAAGGACAGAATACTATTGAAGGTCTTCCTGCTAGTGGTAAACCACAGAAATTTATAGTAGCTACTAATTTACTAAATATATAAACTAGATGCCTTCTATTGATTTAAAAGAGAAAAAGGAGTTATTAGTAACTCGTCCTGATATTATTGGTTTATTAGGTGTTACACCTCTTGAAGCTGAAATAATAGATGATATTATAGATAATATCGAAGACCAAATTGTTGATAGAATTAAAAGTCTACAACGAGTTTCAATTCCTTTTATTGGTGGATTTATTGTTAATGAAGCCAAGTTAGATGCAATAGAACATCACCCTGTAATGAAGGCTAAAAGGCAAGAACTTACTAATGAAGAATATTGGAAATTTAAAAAGCAATTAGTTACTGCTCGAACAATTCAACGTAGTAAATTTAGAAGTAGAACTTCGATAATATCTCGAACTGTTAGACTTAATCGTAAGTTAGCTGCAAGGAAACTTAGAGAGTTTAATCAAGATGAAAGGTCTTTTAAATTATATATGTACTTCTTTAGTAAGATGAAGCCAGTTAATGATTCTGATTACTATATTGAACTAAGAAATAATAAAGGTTATGATTACGAAGATTGCCCCTTTGGATTTAACAGGTATGATTAGCGTTGACGAGCAAGGCTATCCTTTTGCTCCTAACGTTTATCAGATACAGGATAAAGATGTAAGAGAGTTATATCTTCGTGATACTAGTGAAGATAAACTTCGGTATCTTAAAGAAGCCGGAGTTATCTTTTATCTAGCTGATCCTAAATCTCCACCTAATCAAATGGGATATAGTCGTTCCGAAGCCTTAGTATCTGCTAGAGCTAATTATGCTCTTCCTAATGATTGGCAACCTGATGCTCTTATTCTTCGTCTTATTGATAGATACCATGAAGATAAGATGGGTGTAGCAGGTGAAGCTCTTGAAACTATTCTTAGAGCAGTTCATAATAGTTCTCGTGCAGCTAATATAATTAGTGAACAACTTACTAACAAACTTAATGCTGGTCTACAAGCAGAAGATACTTTACCAGTTATTGATTTGATAACTAAGTTAAATGGTATTATTAATATCATTCCTAATCAGATTAAATCTTTAGGCGAAGCTAAACAAGCTGCTGCTCTTGAAATAGAACAGAAGAAAGCTCGTGGCGGTAAAGTAGTTACTAGTTCTATGTCTGCTAAAGACGCTAGTGATTTGGAAGCTCAAGTAGAAGCTCAAAAGAGAGAGCTAGGATTGGTAAGTGATAGTATTGTTAATACTCCTTTATGGGGGAAATACGAAAGTACAAAATGATACCAGTTAAACCTGAATATAAGCAAACTAAGTTATACTTTGATGAACCTACTCATAAGTATACTGATAATTGTGGTAATTCTTATATTAGTGCTACTACTATTATTCATTCGTATGTTCCTAAGTTTGATTCTAATTATTGGGCTAAATACAAAGCTAAAGAAGAAAACACTTCTATTAAAGATATAAAGAATCAATGGGATACTATACGAGATAAAGCCTGTGATATGGGTAATGTCTATCATAATAGTTTTGAAGATGGTATTCGTCAGAATAGTAAGTTCTTTAATGCTATTAAATATCTGAATAAACAAGAAAGTAAACAAATGGTTACTGTTGCTGATTTAGATGTTGTTGATAGTCATGTAAGACTTCTCGATGTTGATGCTTTTATCGAACATACTGAAAATAAATATCCTGAAATATATAAAGTATTCAAGTTCTATACTGAACGAGACTATAAGATATATTCAGAGATAGGAACGTTTCTTCCTAAGTATCTTCTTAGTGGTACTATTGATATACTTCCTATTCGTGAAGATGGTTTTGTTATTCTTGATTGGAAAACTAATCGTACAGGTCTTAGATTTCAAGCAGGTTATTATAAGAAGGATAAAACTGTTCGTCCTGTACAAGAAACAGATGAATGGATTCATAAACCCGAAGATGTTTTACTTCCACCATTTGGCGGTCTGCCTAATTGTAATGGTACTACTTATGCTTTACAGTTAAATCTATATGCTAAAATGGTTCATCTTATTACTGGTTTGCCTTGTCGTGGTTTAGCTCTTTGTCATATTGAAGTCCCATTTGTTCTTAATCAATATGGTAGACCTCAAAGATTTAAAGACGGTTTTCATATTGATGAAAGTAGAAGTGAAACAGCTAAATGGTATAAGATTCCTAGGCTAGAGCCTGAAATAGATACTATGCTTAATATCCGTTATCAAACTGTTAATGGAAGTCAGAAACAACAAATGAATTTATTCGTATAATATAAATATAATATCATGGCTAAATATAATAACTTATTAATAGATAGATGTCGTACTGTTGATTGGAGAAAGACATTAGAGAATAAAGGTTATTCTTACTTTGATAAAGGTAAGTATAATCTTAATCTTATTGGTGTTCGTTCCAAAGAACATGGCAATGAGTTCAATGATGTTTTTATAATTGATTATTGGACAGCTAATGGTAAGAGATATACTCCTATATATCCTTGTACTACTGACCCCGGCTATAAAAGTCTTACTAATCCTGTTAATATTAAAGGTTGTGCAATTCTAGTTCCCGGTCAATATCGTGGTGCTTGGAAAGTTGGTTATCATAAAGGACAATATAAAGCTCTGGTTCAACATAAGCCTGTTAAAGTATTCCGTGATGCTAATAAAGATTTCTATCTTGATTGTGATGAATCGACAATAGAAGAAGGAATGTTTGGCATTAATATTCATAAAGCAGGAGAATCAAGTATTGTTGTTGATGGTTGGTCTGCTGGTTGTCAAGTTCTAGCTAGAAGTATGGATTTTAGAGAACTTATGAATATAGTCAACTTAGCAATTCCTTTGTGGGGCGATGTATTTACTTACACGTTGTTAGAAGAAAAAGACTTAATAATATGAAACTAAAGAGTATTGGAATAGGACTATTAATAGTAGTAATAATCCCATTTGTTATAATTGGAGTATTAAACAATTTTGTTTTTAATAAGGAAAATGTAGAAGTCCCGCTTATCGTTCCTGATACAATATATCAGGAAATAAAAACAAAAAGAGATAGTTTACAACTAGTAATAGATTCTATTCTCAATACTCTTAATAATACTAATCAGTATGAGAAAGAATTTGATGCATCGACGATAAAAGAAAAAGAAACGTCGCTCTCGAAGCTGAACATTGAGTTAGATAAGTGTGCCGAAAGTCTGATGAATACAACGGTCCGCTCGGTTGTTGACCGTATTAACGCGCGAGCCGAGGAATTAGAAGCTGCCAAGTCCGAACTGGAGCACGAATTGGCGCAACTGCGTATTACCAGCAAAGCGCGCATCACGGTCGACGAAATCATGACCTTTCTGCGCGGTTTTTGTTCCGGCGATGTAGATGACATCCAGTTCCGTCGCAAAATCATTGATACATTCATCAATGCTGTGTACGTTTTCGATGACAAATACGTGATTTATTATAATGTTCGGGATTGTAAGCAGGTCACTTACTCCGACATGCTTGCCTCAATTCACGCGCCATCGGATATGTCAGTGCACGGTTCGGATTGTCTATTATATGGGGAGCCAGAGAAAGCCCGTAAACACTACGTTTACGGGCTTTTACTTTTTCAAAAAAACATTTCGAACGAGGTTTTATAGTT